CCTGGGCGACCGTGCAGGACAGCCGCAAACGACGAAGGCCGCCCTCTCGGGCGGCCTCACAAGCATCGATTGCACTTTTGACAAGAGCAACTTGGGGTGGAGCTAAGGGGATTCGAACCCCTGACCTTCTCATTGCGAACGAGAATGATGGTACGCTCAAGGTAGGCCCAACAAGCCTCTGACTAGCTATGTTGCCCATGTAGGCAGGGGCATGCATAGGCTGGAGATGGCCTAGCGAATGGCCTACCGAGGGGAGCGTGTTCGAATATGACCAGAGCGCACGGCACGGGGAGCATGACGAAGCTCGCCAGCGGCAGGTACCAGGTGAGCATCGAGGCGGGCTGGACCCAGCGCGGCACCCGCCGACGAATCCGCCGCACCACCAAGGCGACCGGCCGCCCCGGCGAGCAGGAAGCCAAGGTGCTGCTCAAGACTCTGATGCGGGAGGCGGTCCCCGAAGAGGGCGTGCGGCAGGGCACCACGGTCAAAGCGTGGTGCGATCACTGGCTCACCACCACACAAGACACCCACCGGCCCAAGACATGGGCCACCAACCGGTCCGCCATCAGGGTGTGGATCGTCCCCACCATCGGCCACAAGCGACTCGACAAGCTGACCCTGTCCGACGTGCGGAGCGTCACCCGCGCCATCCGCGGTGCGGGCCGATCGGATGCGACCGCACAACGCGCACACGTACTGCTGGTCAAGATCCTGCGCGACGCGCTGATCGAGGGACACTCGGTCGCTGCACGCCTGCTGGAGATGGAGGCGCCCGACCGCGGCGAATCAGACCGCGACGCCATCCCACAGGCGGACGCGCTCACCATCCTCTCCATCGCCGCTGGCAAGAGAGAGGCATCCATGTGGGTCGCCGCGCTCCTCCAAGGCATGCGCCCGGCCGAGGTCCGCGGACTCACCTGGGACTGCGTCGACCTTGAGGCCGACCTCATCGACGTGTCCTGGCAGCTCCAGGCCCTGCCGTACACGATCCCCCGCGACCGGTCGTCCGGCTTCCGCGTGCCGGCCGGATTCACCGCCCGCCACCTCGTCGACGGCTACCACCTGACCAGGCCCAAGACCAAGGCCGGCAGGCGTATCGTGCCCATCGTGCCCTGGATGCACGATGCACTGGTCCGCTGGCAGTCCATCGCCCCGACCAATGCCCACGGGCTCGTCTGGCCGGGCGTCTTCGGACGGCCCATGAACGAGGTCGACCACAGAGAGGCCTGGGCGGCGCTGTGCAGCGAGTCCGGAGTGGGTGCCTACGACCTGTACGAGGCTCGGCACACCACCGCCACGCTGCTGCTGGACGCCGGCATCGACATGGAGGTCATCAAGGCAATCATGGGCCACGCGAGCATCCTGTCCACCAAGACCTACGCCCACGTCCAGACCACCGCCACGCGGCGCGCACTGGAGACGCTGGCAGGCAGGCTCGGCCTAGACCCGGCCGCCCCCGTGGAGGGCAGTGCCCCGGAGGCTGGCTAGAAGTCCCACTCCCAGCCACTGTCGGAGTAGTCCTGGATGAGCGCGAGATGCCCGTGCTTGTACTTGGTGTCGACGACCACGACGCCCTTCACGTGCTTGGCCCCCTCTATCTGAGTCGGGAGCGCTTCGGAGTCCTTGGCGCAGGAGTACCCGTTGCCGCTGGAGTCGTTCTCGGTGGTGCCATCGGGGCCGATGACCTGCCAGTCGTCGGTGTTGAAGTAGGACACGTCGTTGTCATTGTCACTGTCGAACTTCACCGCCTTCGTGGTGGTGATGTCCATCCAGATGGCCACGTACTGCCCGTTCTTGGACTTGTCCGGGTAGTCCGAGTTGCACTTGAAGCCGGGCTGGATCTTGGTCACGGTGAACCGGACAGCCTCCCGACCGTCTGCGGTGATGATGAGTGCTTGGTCGCCGACCCTCTTCGGGATGTTCCCGCGTTCGTTCGTCTCAGGACTCGCGCTGTCGCTGGGGCTCGGACTGATGACGTTCGGGTCGGGCGTCTCGCTCGTAGCGGTCGGGACGGCGGCCGTGACAGTGATGACGGGCGTGGCGGTACCCGAGCATCCGGTGAGCAGGATGGCTGCCGCGATGAGCCAAGCCCTGGTCACGGCGTGAAGTCCACGTCGGTCACGATGGCGCTGAGCTTGGTCTTGGATGACGCGGTCTGGATGTCCTCGGCGCTGTCGAGGTGGGCCGTCCCGTCGCTGTCCATGGTGAAGGTGTTCGTGTAGCCGCCCTCGGCGCCCTTCACCTTGTAGGTCACCTCAACCGAGCTACCGTCGGCGAGATCGTCTCCGATGTAGGTCGGGTCGATGCGGAAGGTGATCAGGCATCCGGCCGAGCCGAAGCACTCCTTCTTCTTCACCTTGACGCCCACGACGAAGTCGTCCTTGGTCGGGGTGTAGGCGGCAGGGGCATCGGGTGTGGCTGCTTCGGTCGGGGTTGCAGATGCGGATGCATGGTCGGCACTGGCCGAGGTCACGGGGGCTGCGGGGGTAGCCGCGGGCTTCTGGGCACCCTGCACGATGCCGCCGACGACCAGCAGTGCGAGCACGCCGCCGGCAACCCCGAGCACCACCTTGCCCCGTCCCTTCTTGGGCGGCGGCGGTGCGATGAAGGCTGGCTGTTGGGGTGCCTGATACGGCTGGCCTGGGAAGGGCTGCTGGGGTGGCTGTGGTGGGTACTGCTGGGTCATGATTTCCCCCTCGGGTGGTGATGGCGGCAGCGTAGACCTGAGCGTCGGCTGCGCGCAGGCAGATCAGTCCATCAGCGCCTCGGCGCGGGCGAAGAGCACTGATCCGCGCAGTTCGAGGCCGCGGGCGATGGCTTCGATCTGGCGCGCACCGACCGATTGGCGGCCGGTGAGTACGTAGCGCAGGGTGCGCTCGGGCATTGAGGCGAGGCGAGCCAGTCGGGGGGTGGTGAGGGAGCGTGCCCTCATCTCGTCCAGCGTCGCCCTGGCTAGGGCGGCGTTGATGTCCATCAGAGGACCGTACCCGCCTCTGACTAGGAAGAACCGGCGGGTTCTTGCCGATTCTCAGACCCGGCTGCGGCGAGGCCGCGAGCGGGCCAAGATGCGAAAGAGCCCCCGTCGCGACCCTAGACGGGGGTTGCGAGGGGGGCGGTCGGGATGACTGGCAGCTAGAACTGGGCGACCCCGGCTCAGAGCCCGAGCCGGGGTCGCAAGTGGACGATCTAGCGCATCCGAGTGTTAGCCAGCAGGACTTTCGGGTCCTGCTGTAGCAGCACGCATAGCGCTTCGATGTCTTCCAGCGTGAGGGCCGTTTCGCGCGAACCCAGTCGCTTCCACCAGTACTGATGCGTGTGGCCGAGCTTGTCGCCAAGCGCACGGTAGGAGATCGCCTTCTTCTCCAGCATCGCGGCGAGTTCCTTCGCCGTGTCTTCTGTCCATCCCATGTCACCAGATCGTACCCCATCAGTCACCGAAATGGTGACACCTCCCGACTTTCCTCAAAAGGCTTGCGCTGTCACCAGTTCAGTGACAGTATGTCCAATGTCACCGATTCGGTGACAGCGAAAGGAACTCAGATGCTCTCTCAGACCGTGGCGCGAGAGGTTCGCGCCGAGCTTGGTCGGCAGTCCATCTCTCACAAGGTATTCGCAGAGAAGGCTCAGATCCCGTACAAGAAGGCGCTGCTGATGATCAGGGGTGAGCGCTCGTGGGAACTGGAGCAGGTAGATGCGGCGGCTGCGGCCCTCGGCGTGAATTCCCTCGACCTCATCTTCCCGGATCGCGCCGAGCGGACCGTCGAAGCCACTGCCGCCTAGGCGCAGCAACGCCCCCGCTCAACTCGCCAAAGCCCGCGGGGGCGTCGATCCACTAAGGAGCTTACCCCAATGGATGCACAGATCCTCCCATTCCACTACGCCGAAGCGCGAGACCTTCGCACGGCCGTGATCGACGGTGAGCCCTGGTTCGTCGCTGCCGACGTGGCTGCGATCCTCGACATGGGCAACGTCCACTCGTCGCTGGCACTGCTCGACGATGACGAGAGGGGTCTCCACAGTGTGGAGACCCCCTCCGGAGCGCAGCCGATGGTCATCGTTTCCGAACCCGGCCTCTACTCGCTGATCCTGCGGAGTCGCAAGGCTGAGGCGAAGCCCTTCAAGCGGTGGATCACCCACGATGTGATCCCCGCCATCCGCAAGACCGGCAGCTACGGCCTGCAGAAGTCGCTCCCAAAGGACTACGCGTCGGCGCTGCGCGAACTGGCGTCCGAGGTCGAGGCGCACGAGCTGGCCAAGGTCCGCATCCGTGAACTGGAGCCGGCCGCGTCCGCTTGGTCGTCGCTGGTAGAGGCCACGGGCGACTACTCGATGGCTGACGCCGCGAAGATGCTGAGCCGCGACCCCGCGATCCAGATCGGCCAGAACACCCTCTTCCGCTACCTCGGCAAGCATGGGTGGCTCTATCAGCGCAACGGCGAGTGGCACCCGTACCAGGACAAGATCGACGCGGGTCTGCTGACCCTCAAGACCAACCGGCCGTACTGGGACTCCAAGCGTGGCGTGGACGTGCTTCCCGCACCCACCGTCCGGGTTACCGCCAAGGGGGTCCAGAAACTCTACAGGCTGCTTGGCGGTACTGAGCCGATGGCGGAGGCCTCGTGATGACCGTCGCTCAGCTCCCCGCATCGCTCCGTAAGCGCATCGCCATCGACGGCGACCATTGGGTCTGGACTGGTCGATTCAACCGCCATGGTGTGCCGGCGGCGACCACCACATCCGCTGCGCGCGAGGTTTGGCAGGCGCTGGAGTGCGGCCCCCTCATGGAGGGCGAGGGCGTCTACCGAGCCTGTGATCGCCATGGCTGCGTAAATCCGGACCACCAGGAGGTCCGGCTCACCAGTAAGGCCAAGAGCAGGAGGGCTGCCTGATGGCCGGCCAGATCTCCTACAGCCGCAAGCAGGCCGCAGAGCAGACCGGTGTCAGCGTCGACACTCTCGACCGGGCCATCAAGGCCGGCGACCTCGCCACCCTCCACCCCCCCATCGATGGCAAGCCGATCGCGTCGCCGCTCATCGAGCACGGCGAACTCATCCGCTGGCTACGTTCCCGAACCGCCTAACCCCAAGGAGCCCTGATGCGCCGCATCTACCCGTCCGACGACTCGCTCTGCTTGACGATCGACACCGCCGACAACCTCGAAGTCGTCTTCGACAGGGAGCGCGAGTTGCCGGTGATCGAGATCCGCAACCTCGCTTTCGTCGAGACACCCAAGTACCTCGCCATCAGTGCCACTGAGCCCGAGCGCTACATCGCCGCGCTCATCGAGGCGCTGGCATCCCTGCAGGCAGCCCTGAAGCGCGCCTAACCCCCACAGTCTGCCCCGGTCCCGGAAGGGGAAGCCGGGCCGGGGCATCCCAAATCGAAGGAGAGAGCAATGAAGAAGATCTTCGCCGCGGTCGCGGCAACCGTCCTGCTGCTGCTTGCGGGGTGCTCCAGCGATGCCGATGTGGCGTCGAAGAACCTCAGCACCGAGGCGGACCAGTTCCGCGTCGAGCGGCGCATCGTCACCACCAACCTCATCACTGGCCAGTTCCTGTTCGTGGTCACGGGCAAGTGCAGCCTCGGCAACGCCGACACGCCGAACAGCCACACCATCACCTGCAAGGTCGGCGACAACGCCTTCCAGAAGCACTTCATCGAGGCCCCGGACGGCGCGAACCTCGTCATCACGACCGAGCAGATCGGCGACACGTTCAGTGACCCCTACCACTACGAGTGGGTCTTCAAGCCCGAGACGGTCGTCCCGACGGTGGTGCGGTGATGAGCCCCGCCACCATCGCTGCCCGTGCTGTGGCTGTTGCGCCGCTGAGCATCGAGACCGCCGAGTGGCACCTCGTCATGTACGTGGATGCGACCCTGGCCAGTCTGCGGGGTGCGCTGTGAAGGCATGGAAGGGCGGCAAGCCCGTTGACGGCGGCATGGTGTGCCGCGACAAGACCTACATCGAAGGCGAGTCGTACACCGAGCCGTCGGCCATCATCTGCAAGTGCGGAATGCACGCCTGCACGATGCCAATGGACGTGCTCAGCTACTACCCGGCCGAGTCGTCGGTCTACCACGAGGTCGAGGTGGACGACGACGCCACGGGCGAGAGCGACGGCAACTCGAAGGTCGTGAGCCGACACATGAGCGTGAAGGCCCGCCTGAGCATCCCAGGACTCATCAAGGCCAGCGTCGAGTGGGTCTTCCAGCAGGTCGAGGCGTCGCCGTCGAAGAAGGCCACGACGGGCAACTCCGCGCACTCGGCCACGACGGGCTACTACGCGCACTCGGCCACGACGGGCTACTACGCGCACTCGGCCACGACGGGCGACTACGCGCACTCGGCCACGACGGGCGACTACGCGCACTCGGCCACGACGGGCAACTCCGCGCACTCGGCCACGACGGGCTACTACGCGCACTCGGCCACGACGGGCAACTCCGCGCACTCGGCCACGACGGGCTACTACGCGCACTCGGCCACGACGGGCTACTCCGCGATCGCCGCAGCCCTCGGACGCAGATCGCAAGCCAAAGCGGGCATGACCGGATGGCTCGTGCTGTCCGACTACGACCACAGCGGCGAACTCCGCGAGGTCATCGCCGTCAAGGTCGGTCGCAGGAAGCGAGGCATCGTGGTCAAGCCGGACGCCTGGTACGCGCTTCGGGATGGACGGCTGGTCGAGGTTGACGACGACGGAGAGGCGGTGTCCCGATGACTCACTACGGACGCCGGCACCGCGAGATGCCCGACTGGCTCGTGATCGCTCTGATGATCCTCGCTGTCACCGTCTTCGGCGCGCTGATGACGCCCCTGTACGGCTGGCTGCTGGCGATGGGCTGGGGGTGGGCGAAGTGACCCACTACGACCTGCCTTCGCTGACCAACTCGGGCCTCATCGTCCTCCTCCTGCTCGTCTTGGCCGTCGTCGTGCTGCCTCGTGTGGGGCGTGCGCTGGACCGTGAGCGGGGGCAGCGATGACATGCCGCCACGCTCGCAAGGGCATCATCACCAATCAGACGGAGGGCTTCGACCCGACGCGGACGCACGCTCAGACCAGCGTCTGCGACCGGCCTGAATGCATCTTGGCTGCGGGCCGCTGGGTGTCGGGCAGGACGGGCGAGGTCGCCTACTTCCGGCCCGACGCCGACAAGACGCGCGGCTGGACGCCCGTCGATGAGTGGGTCAGCGCCGCGAGGGCTGACGCATGACCGCCCCGAATCCGTACGCGAAGCAGTGGGCGCAGTTCAAGGCCTCAACCGCTGACCACGTGCTGATAGTGCTCCGCGATGACGGGCTGTACCGGCACTTCCGGATGGGCAAGCCGGGCACCGGCATGTGGTCGTGGAATGTCGTCACCTGGCCTTGGCATCTGTACGTCGGCGGCGACATCGGCGGCGGCTTCGTCTGGTCGCGCGAGGAAGACATGGTCGCCTTCATGGACACCCGCCACTACGGCGACTACCACGGCGACGGGTCTCCGCTCCTTCAGGCTGACTATTGGGCCGAGAAACTGGATCACGTCTGCCGCGACCGCGCCTACAGCTTCAGCGAGGACCGATTCATCCGGCGCGTGACGGAGGCTGTCGAGGGCTGGCCGGCCGCGGATGCGCTGGTGTCCGAAGCGCGTGAGGCCGCCTACTACGAGGCCGAGGCTCGCGAGTGGCTGAGCGAGCACCAGGACGGATTCCCCGACTCGTGGGAGTGGGAACTCAAGGACCTCGATCACCACTACCTGCTGGCCTGCTACGCGGTGGTCACCACCATCGCCGCTGTCCGAAGGATGAAGGAGGCAGCGGCATGACCGCCCCGATGAGAGCCACGCACGCCTGCATCCCCGCCGAGTGCCCCGAGTGCAGCGTCGACCTGGCGCTACTGACCGCGTCGGGTGACCCCATCGCCACGGCGGCCGACCTCAGGTGGGCGGCGGACTACCTGACCTCCGTCGCCCCCACCATCGATGCCGACCTACTGCCCACCGCTCGCCAGATCCAAGACTGGCTGGTGAGGGGTGGGCGTGAGTTGGTGATCGCCGAGCTGGTTTCGCGGACCGGTGTCAGCCAGGCGCGACGTGAGCTGACTGCACGGACGGGTGGTGCGGCATGACCCTCTCGACACCCACGCCGTGGATGGACGACTACGACAGCTACGACGAGCCAGACGTGCCGGCCGAGCCCCGTATCGAGGTCCGCTACGACCTGGAGCAGGGCAGCGAGGAATGGCTGGAGGCGCGTCGGGGCATGCTCACCGCCTCAGTGATCGGCCAGCTCATCACCGTGGGACCGCCGGACGCGTTGACTGTGGCCTGTCCGTACTGCCATGCGGCTGAGGGTGGTCCGTGCCTGAGCGCTGCTCGCAAGGAGCCGACGCCGACCAAGGTTCCGCACCCCGCCAGGATCGCGAGGGCGGCCGAGATGCCACCCACTTACAAGCCTGCGACCGGGGATGTGCCCAGGATGCTGACGGCGCTGCTGGTGGCAGAGCGCATCAACGGCTGGTCCGACCCGGTCTTCATCTCCAGCGACATGTGGCGCGGGAAGATGGAGGAGCCGCTGGCCCGCTCCCTGTACTCCGAGACCTACGCCAAGGTCACCGAGGCGGGGCTCATCGTCCGTTCCGACTGGGGATTCAGCATCGGCTACAGCCCCGATGGGCTGGTGGGCGATGACGGCCTCATCGAGGTCAAGTCTCGGCGGGCCAAGAGGCAGCTCCTGACGGTGCTCGACGACACGGTGCCGCTCGAGAATCTGGCCCAGATCCAGACGGGGCTGCTCGTCAGCGGCCGCTCTTGGTGTGACTACGTGAGCTACTCCGGCGGCATGCCGATGTGGCGGACACGCGTCTACCCGGATCCCGCATGGCAGGCCGTGATCGTCGAGGCCGCCCGTCTCTTCGAACGCACCGCCACCCGGATGCTCACCACCTGGACCGAGCGCACCGTCGGACTGCCGGCGACCGAGCGCACCACTTACGACCTGGAGATCGTGTGATGGACGACCACGGAGACATTTCAGACACCCTGGCCCCGAAGTCGGAGCAGCTCGACAACGTCGAACTCACCAGCGGCCCCCGCGTCTTCGTCGTGGAGCGCGTCGAGGTCAAGCGTGAGGCCGAACAGCCTGTCCGCGTCTACTTCCTCGGCTTCCCGCGCCCGTGGCGGCCCGGTGTCACCATGCGCCGCGTCCTTGCCTACTGCTGGGGCGAGAAGTCCAAGTGCTGGCCTGGACGCAGCATCAAGCTCTTCCGCGACCCCGACATCCGCTACGGCAAGGACGCTACGGGAGGTACCCGAATCGCAGCCATGAGCGACATCGACGGCAGACAGGAAGTGCCGATCCTCATGTCGCAGGGTCGCGCCGGGGTCTATGTCGTCGAGCCCCTGTCGCCGACCGAGATCCCGGCCGCCACCCCAACCGCCAGCCCGACCCCGGACCAGATCGACGCCTGCACCGACATCGCCGAACTCGGCGAGATGTGGAAGGCGCACCCCGACGCCCGCGCCCGCATCGAGGCCCGTGTCGCAGCACTCAAGGCAGCCGAGCCAGACGGCCGCCTCATCCCTGACCACGTCACCGCTGCTGGCGAGTGACCTACCCGCCGGACTCGTCGGGGGGCGAGTCCGGCCAAGACGAATCGAAGGAGAGAGCAAATGAGCAGCTTCACCATCACCCACAAGGACCTGTCAAGACTCGCCACTATCGTCGGCCCGAGTGTCGGCAAGGACACCCTGCTGCCGGTCTTCACCTACGTCCAGATCCGAAGCCATGAAGGCCGCGTCGAGATGCGGGCCACCGACCGGTTCACCCTTGCCGTCGCCCGTGTGGAGACCACCTACGATGGCGAGCCGTTCTGCATGCGGCACGCCGACCTGAAGCACCTGCTGACGATGCTCAAGATGGCCGGCTCGGTGCACCTCACCATCAGCATCGAGGGCGACACCATCACCGCCTCCGCCGCTCAGCCAGACCTTCGCGACGGACCCAGCATTACCGTCACTTTCAGCGTGCCGGCCGGGGACTACCCGACGTTCGACCCGTTCCTGAGGGACTGGTCAGATACCGTCGCACGTCCCGCCTTCAATCCTGCCTACCTGCGCCGCGTCCCCAACCTGCTGAGCGCTGAGCCCGTCAGGTTCGCCAGCCAGGGTGAAGGCAAGCCGTGCGGACTCTTCGCCGCCGACTGGGCGCTGGTCATCATGCCCATCAGGACAGCCGAGGACGCGACCGACCAGTGGCTGACCAAGCCGGAAGCCGAGGCCGCGTGATGGGCGCCTCAGGACGTACCTACCTGCACCCCGAGCCGCACCGTGAGCATGTCCCGGTGACACGCCGGGCAGCCACGGCAGCCGTCTGGGTACTGATCGGACTCATCTGCATCAGCTTCTGGACTGTCGTGGGAGCCCTGCTGGCTTGGTGGGCGGGAGTGGACCGATGAGCCAGATCACGACAGCCGACGAGCTGGACGGACTGCCGATGGGGAGCATCGTCAAGGTGTCCGACGAGTCCCCGGACAGCTTCTGGCTCAGGGGCGGCGGTGGCCTCTGGTGGACCTTCGCCGCCGTACGCGGATACTCCAGCGCCGAAATGGTGGAGGAGTGGCAGTACACCGTCCTCTACCGTCCCGACGTCCCGGCCGAACCCCAGCGGGTGCAGCCGAGCCGGGAGGAGGTGGCGTCGGCATTCGACACCCACCGGTGGAAGACGATGGGAGTTCGCTCCGTCGAGTGTGAGTGCGGAGCCATCCTGCACGATCCAGCCAGCCAGCCACTGCGTATGTTCCCGGCGGATCGAGTCTTCCGCGAGCATCTAGCCGACGCCATCCTCGCCCTGTTCGAGGGACGTGAGTCATGACCATGACTACGGCCACGTGGTGGCGCAAGTTCTGGGAGCGCGTCGACCGGTCCGGCGGGTGCTGGCTATGGGCTGGCGGTTCCAATGGCTACGGCTACGGCACCCTGACTCGCGGCGGCACGAAACTCATGGCGCACCGCGTGGCCTACGAGTCGATGGTCGGACCCATCCCGGACGGCTTGGTCCTCGACCACCTGTGCCGTGTCCGCAACTGTGTGAATCCGGCGCACCTGGAGCCCGTAACGATCGGCGAAAACGTGCTTCGTGGGGTCGGTCCATCCGCCATGGGATGTCTGCGTACCCATTGCCCCCAAGGGCACGAGTACACGCCGGAGAACACCGAGGTCCGAGGTGATGGACGGCATTGCCGAGAGTGCCATCGGGCCGATAGCCGCCGCCGCTCCGCTCTACGAGCGCCGTGCCCCGTCTGTGGCCTTGAGCGGAAGGCCCGCTACATCCCCGATCACATCCGCAGGGTTCACCGACAGGAGGCCAACCATGGCTGAGTTCGAGCAGCTTCCCGACGACGCCCGAATGAACGCCTACTACTACGGCTTCGAGCGGACCGGCATCGGTCCTATCGACGCGATCCTCTCGGCGGTGGCGGTGGCAGGGAAGGGTTCGCATCACACTTCCGACTGGTGCGAAAAGTCCAGCTACGACTACTACAAGGGCCGCCCCGGACTCCCTGATGCAGACAGCGCGCTGGACCTCATTCAGTCGACCGCGAACCGTTCTGCGGCGCAGGTACGGGCAGCACTCGCCGCCCAGCCCACCGTGGCCGAGGTCAAGGCTGAGGCGCTGAGGGGGCTGTCGTGACCGCCCTCCGATTCTTCAGCTACGGCGGCGGCGTCCAATCCACCGCCGCCCTCGTCCTCGCGGCACGCGGCGAAATCGACTTCCCGCACTTCGTGATGGCCAATGTCGGCGATGACTCCGAGCACCCTGCCACCCTGGCCTACGTCCGCGACGTGGCCATGCCCTACGCCGCAGGGCACGGCATCGACCTGCATCTGCTCGACCGGACCAAGCGTGACGGCACCGTCGAGACCCTGTGGGGCCGACTTATGGATTCGCGGCCGTGTCCCGACTGTGATGGCGTGCCGTCGCCGGACCAAGAGGCGGGCTGCCCTTGGTGTGAGGGCCGGGGCAACCGCAACGTGCTCGACTGGCCGGACGGCGTCGACTTCGACGAGTTGGACGACGACTACGAGCCGCCAATGCGGTGGGGCAAGTGCCCCAACTGCGACGGCAAGGGCTATCGGATGGTCCCGGGATGTTCCAGATGTGGCGGCACCGGCCGTCTAGAGTCCCGCTCGCTGCCGATTCCGGTCCGCATGTCCAACGGCGCACCGGGCCAGAGGTCATGCACCGCCGACTTCAAGATCAGAGTCACCGGCAAATGGGCCAAGCAGCACGGGGCCACCAAGGACACCCCGGCCGTCGTCGGTATTGGCATCAGCGTGGACGAGATCCACCGCGCCAACAACCGCCGCGTCGAAGCCCACGAGCAGATCGTCTACCCGCTGCTCGACCTCCGGCTGAGGCGCGACGACTGCCTGCGCATCATCGCCGAAGAGGGGCTGCCAGTGCCCGGCAAGTCGTCGTGCTTCTTCTGCCCGTTCCATCGGACCACGGCATGGCAGGACCTCGCACGCGAAACCCCTGACCTCTTCGAGAAGTCGTGCCAGCTTGAGGACACCCTCAACGCCCGCCGTGACACGCTCGGCAAGGATCACGTCTTCCTGACGCGCTTCGGGGTCCCTCTGCGACAGGCGATCGCGCTGGACCAGGACACGCTGCCCGCCGATCCTGCGGATGGGGAGTGCGGCTCAGGGTGGTGCGGACTATGACCGCCCTCCGTGTCCGTGTCGCCCTGTGGCTGTGGCGTGCGGCGAGGAGGCTGGGATGAGCACCCTCCAGGACATCATCGCCACCCTCGACCGTCACGGCATAGAGCCCATCAGCCTCACCTACGAGCACCTGACGTCCGGGACTCACTGGACGCTCTACGTCGGCTGCTGCGCCGACTTCTGGACGCTGGCCGGCGAGTGGCACGGGAGACGCTCAGACCGACTCACGGGCTTCCACGCCACCGAGCGGACCAGGCTCGCACAGTGTGGGGATGGGCTGCTCGGCCATCTGTGCCACCACCTGTTGCCCTGCTGGGACAGCGTCGAGGGTGAGGCTCCAGCCGAGCCTGAGCAGGGCGTGCCGATCGGGGGTGCGCTGTGAATCTCGCGGCACCCTTCCCGTACTTCGGCGGAAAGCGTCGGGCTGCCCAGACTGTCTGGCGGGCGCTCGGCGACCCGTCCGGCTACGTCGAGCCGTTCGCCGGGTCTGCTGCCGTACTCCTTGCCCGGCCATCGTTCGACGGCCGTCGAGTTGAAACCATCAACGACGCTGACGGCTGGCTCGTCAATGCGTGGCGCGCCATCCAACTCAGCCCCACCGAAGTAGCCCGGTATGCCCACGGCCCTGTCTCTGAGATCGACTACCACGCCCGGCTGGCGTGGCTGCAGGAGCGCCGCACGCCCGAGTTGGTGGCGTGGCTGGAGGGCGACCCGGAGGTGCACGACGCGAAGGCTGCCGCGTGGTGGCTGTATGTCGCCGCGTGCGGTATCGGCGATCCTTGGGGCGGTGGGCCGTGGCGCGTGCAGGATGGCCTGCTGGTCGACTCCCGCGCCACGGCCTCGGCGATGCCGGGCGGGGAATCCACCGGGCACTCCTCACCGCTCGGCGTGAATCGTGAACTCCCGCACCTCGGCGACGCCGGGCAGGGAATCCACCGGGCACTCCCGCACCTCGGCGATGCCGGGCGGGGAATCCACCGGGCACTCCCGCACCTCGGCAACGCCGGGCGGGGAATCCACGAAGAGCAACTAGAGGCCTACTTGGCATTGCTCGCCGCCCGGCTCGAACGCGTCCGCATCACCTGCGGCGACTGGCTGCGTGTCGTGCAGCCATCCGTGGTCAGATCCGGCAGTGGGGGTGACGGTGCCCGCGCCGTGTTCCTGGACCCGCCGTATGCCACCAGCGGCGACCTCTATGCGGCCGCGAGCGACGGCATCGCCGAACATGTAGCTGACTGGTGCCTCGGTGCCGACCCTTCCCTGCGCATCATCCTTTGCGGCTACGACGACGAGCACGCGCGACTTGAGGTCCACGGCTGGAGCAGAGTGGATGGCAAGGCGGGCGGGGGCGCTGGGTACAGCACCCGCCGCGACAACGGCCGACGGGAGCGCCTGTGGCTGAGCCCCGCCTGCCTCAGCGACCACCGGCAGGACGTCCTCGACTTCGGGGAGCCCGCATGAGACCCCCGACCACCACCATCGCGCTCCACCGTGGCCGCTGGACCGCAGCCTGCCTCCGCGACGGCTGCACCTGGCGCGCCGCAGCACTCCTCACTCGCTCGGCCGCAGAGGCAGCGGCGAGCACCCACGACCAGCAGCACAGGAGGACGCGATGACCCACGAGTGCGCGATGCACGAGGCTGGCTCGGCCCAGTGCTACACCGACCACCGCTGCCGCTGCGCCGCCTGCTCGGCCGCGGGCAATGCGTATCGCAAGAGGCAGCGCGCCGGGGTTACCAGCAAAGTGCCGACCTCGGTCGTCTGCGCCCACCTGGATCTCCTGGCTACCGCAGGCATGTCTGCCCTCGACATCGCCGCCGATGCCGGCGTGTCCCGCACGACTATCACCCGCATCCTCACCGGGGAGACCAGCAGTGTGTGGAGACGCACGGCCCGCGTACTGCTCGCCGTCCAGCCACGACCCGGAGCGTACGGCACAGTGTCGGCTGTCGGTACAGCCCGTCGAATGCAGGCGCTCGCCGCCCTCGGCTGGTCGAGCCGCGCGATCGCTATCGCCACGGGCATCCCCGACAGCAATGTGCGCCGCATCCGCCGGCACGCGATCCCGACCGTATCAGCCACCACTGCGGCGGCCGTGCGGTCCCTGTACGACCACGCCTCGATGCGGCCGCCGACATGCCCCGATCTGCGGCTGCTCAACCTGGCCAGACGCAACGGATGGGCTCCGCCGCTGGCCTGGGACGACGACCTCGGACCCCATGGCATCGACAACCCGGACGCGACTCCCTGCCTTCCTGGCGACTCGCAGACCGACCGGCTCGCCGACGCCCTGTGGCTCATAGACGCCGGCGAATCACCATCCCGCATCGCTGCTCGGGTCGGCTACAAGGACCGCGACGGGCTCTACCAGGCACTCAACCGGGCGGGCCTCGGAGACCAGGTGCAGCGGCTCAGCAAGGCGCAACGGGCCGAGTACGACGCACTGAGAGACGCAGGGCTCGGCGAGATCCGCGGGCCGAGGAAGGTCGCCTGATGGTCCGGAGGATTCCTGGCGAGTTCGTCCCGGCCGACGTGAATCTTGCGAACGATCCGGCGATTATGCGCGCCGGGCCGCTCGCCGAGCTGATGTTCCGTCGAGCCAACGAATACGCCAAACGCAACGACCGAGACGGGGTCATTTGCGGCGTCGAGTTGGGGGTGATCGCGTTCGGCATCCCCGGCAGGCCGATTGCCCATGCCGAGGCGTTGGTCCGAGAAGGGCTGTGGGAGCAATCCGGCGATGACTACGTGATTCGCTCGTTCCTGAAGTGGAACATGAGTCAGGTTGAGCAGGCCGAAGACAAGGAGAAGAAGCGTCTCGCAGCCATTCTGACCAACCATAAGCGCTACCACCACAAGGAGCCCCAAGCCGACTGCCCGCACTGCATGGAGGTCGCAGAATGACTCGCTACACCGATCGCTATAGCGATCGCTACACCGATCGTGCACCCGTCAAAAGCATTCTCGCTCCCTGCTCGCAGAGGGTAGAGGGTAGAGAGCAGAGGGTAGAGGGTAGAGAGCAGAGGGTAGAGGTCCCCCCGCTGACGCGGGCCCCCCAGGGGGCCCTTGTCCTCGAACCCTGTGCCCCGACTTTGTCAGTGGTTACGCACAGACTCAATTCTGAAAGTCAACTACAGACGGCGCGCGCGTTCGATTCGGTGGTGGCGTCGTGATCACCGAATCGAGCTACCTGCCCGCCATCGAAGCACTGGAGTCGCTCGGCCCATCACTGCATGCCGTTCGGCTCTCCCGCGGCAAGAGCCTACGGAAGTGCGCCGCCGAAATGGGCATCAGCTTCTCGACTGTCAACCGCGTCGAGTCGGGCGAGGACTGCGACCTCGGCAGCGCCCTGGCCATCCTGCGCTGGCTCGCGACGCCGCCCGGCGTCGCTGCCGTCGAAGTGCGGGTCAACCCTGCGCTCGCCATCGACCTCAGCGACCCCGATACCGAGCCGGTCGTCCGCGTCTGGACATGCGCACAGTGCGGCAAGCGTGAACCGTGGGGGCCGGGCTGGGCGTGGTTCGGCAACTACCGCCAGCTGGACCTGACCGGTGAGCCAGAGTTCGTCGTCTGCTCGACCGCCTGCCGCCAGAGGTCCGCGACGCGTGAGGGCCACGACGCCGCGCTGCTCAACGCTGCCGAGGATGGTGGCGACGATGTCTAGCCACCCCTGCCCGTTCGGCGTCGGCGAACTGCTGGCCTTGTACGCGATCGTCCTGAACACCCACCACAACCCCGAGCTGGCCGCGCGCCTCAAGGAGCACGCGGACCAGCACTACCCCGAAGGAGAGCCGCAGTGAGCACCTACGTCTACCTCGAATGCCTCGATCACGACCCGCCACTGAGGGCTGACGGCGAGTCGGGCCAGCACCTGTCCGACCTGCCGCAGATCAGGGCCGACATCGCCGCCCGTGACGCACTGCTGACCCTCATCGCCGCGTCCGAGTGGGGCGATGTGCCCGACCTTGGCACCTACTTCCGCCAGAACACCGCCCGATTCCTGGCCGCCCTCCCGCACTGCCGCATCGGCATCCGGGACGAGTACGGCGACGTGCACCCGACCATCGAAGGAGAGCAAGCATGACCACATCCGAGACCCACGACTACCTCGCCGAAGCCCGAGCCCTGTACGAGCAGGCCGTCGAGGACAAGCGCGCCGAGATTGCCAGCAGCTCCAACCACTGGGCAGCGCGGGTCGGACGCGGCGAGTTGGCCAGCCTGCTGCTGAAGCTGGACGCCATCGACGAATATCGGCGGAATCGCGACGAGCAGCAGGCCGACGACAAGCGCGTGCAGGCGATGTCGCTGGCGGCGAAGGCCCGGACCGCTGCGCAGGAGTCCATCGCCGAGTCGCTGCGTGCCATCGCCGTCGCACTCACCCCCCCACCCCTGAACCTGCCATCGCTGGGATACGCGGAGTGGTACGCGCAGAACGGCATGATCCCTGCGGTCCGCGAACTGCCGGACGGCGGCCAGCGATGACACTCGACCTTGACAGCCCTCCCCGGCACCTCGAACGCTACGCACCGCCGTGGGCACGCGACCGGCGGACCATCTGCGGGCGGCCCCTCGGCGACGTCGCTGTGTGGGTGACCTTCGAGGAGGGCCGCGCCATCATCGCCAAGCACGGCCAGCAGAGGGCCCGGCTCCTGCTGTGCCAGACGTGCATCGGCAATCAGGCCCGGATCCAGTCCCCGAGCATCTGGGACACCAACCCGGTGCAGGTCGTCAACGACTACACGTCCCACAACTGGCCGAACTCGCTCGCGTTCGCACAGACCCGCGCCGAACTGCTGGCGATCGCCAAGCTCGTCGCCGCCCACGAGGCCGAGTTCGCCGCGACCGTCACGGCCTACCTGACCGACGAACTCACCGCACGAAGGGAGAAGCGAGCATGACCATCGACCTCGACCGGCTGGAGGAGCTGGCGAAGAGCGCGACGCCGGGGCCGTGGGTTGCGGAAGTGGACGACTGGAACTGCTCGGTCATCCTCGATGATGACCAGCCTGGGACGGCCTACATCGCAGAGCGCCTGACTCAGGGAAAGTCCGAGGGTGAGGCTGACGCCGAGTTCATCGCCGCCCTCGACCCGACCACCATCCTCGCTCTGATCACCGAGGTGCGACGGCTGCGTGAGACGGTCGGCCTGCTGCACGGCTGGGAGGACCGGGCGAAAAAGGCTGAGGCCGAGCGGGACGGGTGGGCCTCGCGGATGGTCGAGTTCGTGGATGCCCAGCGAGCGCTCGCCCGTGTCGCAGCACTGGCCGACTCGGTCGAGAACCGGATGATGGCGACCGCGAAGCCGAGCGAGATCCGGGCCGCGCTGGCGGGTGGTGAGTGATGGCCCTCCACGGCGACATCCGGGTGAATGGCGAGGTCATCGGCCGCTGGTCAGCCCAGCGCGTCCTGACCCGCAAGTCGGGATGGCACGAGTACCGCTGGGAAGCGGTCTCGAACGGCGAGCGCGTGACCGGAGTCCTGGGCCACTGGTACGACAACGGGGCGCTGATGCTGGCACAAGCAGTGCTCATCGCTGCACACGAAGAGCTGACCCGGAATCACACTGGTGCAACTCGGCCACAAGGCCCGCGTTGCGTCACCGCTGAGGCGCTGGCTGGCGCGGAGGGCCCACAGACCCAACCATGTCCCGCTGAGCGTGAACCCCGAGAAATGCCCTCCAGCGGCCCCACGTTGCCCGCTGACGCATCGCACCTAGTCAGAGGCACCGAAAATCGGGGGTCTGGAGAGGCCGATCTGGACCTCGCCGCGAGCATCCTCGATGATGCCCGGCACGCCCTGAGCCCCGAGCAGCCAGGCCAGCGCATCGAGCCTGCCAAGCGCGTCCTGTGGTCGGAGGATGCCTGCCGCATCGTCCGTGAGTGGGAGGACCGCAAGAGGCGGGCATCGTGGCAGCCGCCGGCGCATGTCGTGCACCACGAGGCTGAGACCTACCTGCCGCCCGAGGATCGGGAGGGGCTGTGAGCGCCGACCGGGAGGACGCCATCGGGCAGGACCTCCGTGCGATGCGGAACGCGCCGAGCATCGAGGGCGTCGAGGCCATCGCTCGCGCCATGAGGGGCACTGGGCACTGGACGCCGGAAGCTGAACGCGAGTACGCGACGCAGATCCACAAGCGCCGGGTCGTGGTCCCGCTCGGCCAGGCGCGCTCGGCCTCCACCAATGTGCGGTGCCATCGATGCGGCGGGGAATGGTGGCGGCTGATCCGACGCCACGGCGCCGGTGATGTCGCTTCCGGCGCGGTCATCCTGCACGCCGCCGAGCATGGTGACCAGATCGTCGGCTACTCGGGCTATTTCGAGTGTGTCGAATGCGGGGCGACGCGATGAGTTCAGACCCGATCCGCGGCTACATGTTCAAGCGTGGCGGCATGTGGCACTACGAGGTGATGTTCGGAGACACCGTCGTTGCCTACGACAACTGCAAGCTGCGCGAGAAGTTGATCGAGAGTTGCCGCGAGCGCGTGGCGGCGTTCCGGATCGTCATCGGCCTCGGCTACACGCTGGAGCCGTCCTTCGGATGGAGTTCCCTCGTTGAGCGAGCGGGGGCAGAGCTGTGACCCACAACCCCGCCGCCCGCACCGTCGTGACCGTCGAGGACCTCAAGCCGATCCACGTCCGCGGCACCCAGATCCGCATCCCGGATCTGCACATGCCAGGCCTGGACTTCGACGCGCCGCACGTCACCGTCACCGGACGCCTGTACTCGATGCGGAGGACCCTCGGCGGCTGGCTGCTCGACGTCCGCCGCACCCATGCCGGTCCGTCGCTGCTCGACACCCCGATACCAGGCACCCACCCGTGCTACCTGGTGCGGGAGGATCCGCCGCCAGCACCTGAGCCCGAGGCTATCCCGTTCGACTGGGAGGAAATCGTGACCCGCCCGAACCCCGCCGCCCGTGTTCGTGCCGCCAAGCAGGCCCGCGAAGTCCGCCAGTGGCAGGAGGTGTCCGCCCGCGTCTCGACCTCCATCCACTGCGACAACCACCCTGACCGCACCGCAGTCCGCTACCACCCCGCCACCGGGGAGCGGTTCTGCGCCGAGTGCGAAGCAAGCCGAGAGGAGCAGCCGTGAATCCGATTCTGACCGTGCTCGCGGGCAGCCATGCCCACGGCATCAACACTGCGACGAGCGACTACGACTACCTGTCCGTCGCCGTGGCCCCGCTGGAGGTGACGCTCGGCATCGCCCCGCCGCTCAAAACGACCCAGACCCGCACCGCACCGCAAGGTGTCCGGTCGTCGGCCGGTGATGTGGAGACGACCACCTACGAACTCCGGCACTTCATGCAGCTCGCGACCCAGGGCAACCCGAACATCCTCGTCCCGCTGTTCGCCAACCCCGAGCACGTCATCCATGCGACGCCGCTGGGTATGTCACTGCGCGCGCTGGCGCCGTCCATCGTGAGCATGCACGCGGTGCGCCGTCACCTCGGCTACCTCGACGCTCAGCGCGGCCGCATCACAGGCAACGGCCCACACCAGGCGCGCAAGCCGAACCGGCCCGAACTGGTGGAGGCGTACGGCTACGACACGAAGTACGCCGCCCACGCACTGAGGCTGGCGTGGCAGGGCATCGAACTGGCGCAGTTCGGTCGGCTGAACCTGCCCATGCCGACCTTCGAGTGCCGGGTGCTGCGCGGCATCCGGGCGGGCGAATGGACTGAGTCGCGAGTGCTGGAGGAGATCGACGCGACACGGGCTGAGCTGGTCGCCTTCCTCGAAGGCAAGCGCCCGGTCGCCCTCCACCCCGAACCCGACTGGCCGGCCATCAACCGCTGGCTCATCAAGGCGCAGAAGGAGCAGCCGCGAAGACCCGCACCACCATCCTCAGCACCGAGGTGGACGACTTCGACGCCGCCATCGGCTTCCTGGTCGAGCACAAGCCCGAACTTGGCCCAACCCCGTACATGGAGGTGCTGCCCATGACCATCGCACCCGACACCGAACCACGCCAGGGACGTGCTCAAGGTCACCCTGCGAATCACCGAGGAGGTCGCGTGAAGACCCGCGTCGAGAAGCTGGCTGGACTGTGGCTGGCTTCCTGCCCGTCCTGCCCATGGACCTACCACAGCAGGGACCTGCCCAGGGCGCATGACGAGGCCACATTCCACACGTGCCAGGTCAGGCTCGGGCCCCGTCCGCTGGCCACGAGCATCAGCATCGCCGCAACCGAGGGCAGCACGGTGGTCTGGGCCGAGCAGCCAGCCACCAATGGACACAGGATGGAGGTCTGGCTGTGAGCAAGCACCACCGCGTCGGCCAGTATCGCGAGTGCGTCGGAGGCCGCTGGGCCGGTGACGGCGACACGTTCCCGTGCGTGTGGCGCTATCGGCACATGCCTGCCTGCGAAGACCTGCGCGAGCAGGCCCGCACGATCATCGGACGGGACGCGAACGCCGAGCTCGAGGACGACCTTCGCGCGGCCCATGACTGCCCGGGGTGCCTGCCGCGCGAGGCCACCGAGGGATGGCTGTGCGAGACGTGCGACCGCTACCTGCGACAGTGGTTGGGTGGTGGCGAGAACTCGCTCAGCGGCGCTCGCTCGTGGCTGCTCTCGAATGTCGGCCCGCTGCGCTCGACGGCCATCCGCGACGACTGGCAGCAGCGGTCCGACAAGGATGCCCTCCCGTCCGCCGTGGGTGAGCGCGGCTTCGACCTGCTCGACTGCGTGAAGGTGCTGGAGGACCGGGTCTACGTGGCCGAGGAGCGTCTACGGGTGGCGCTCGGGAACCGCGACCTTGCCGACGTCGGGCCATGGGACTTCGACCGTTCGATGGCCCTGCTTCGCCGGCACGTGCTCAAGATGGAGGACGACCCCCTGCTGGTCGGCGAGGTCTTCCGCAAGTTCCAGGACTCGATGATCGATGCCCATGCCCGTGCGCCGTGGCGGAAGATGGCGACGAAGATCCGCGGTTCAGACGGTCCGATCGCGTGCCCACACTGCGAGCGCAAGACCCTGATGCAGTACAGCGGAGACGACTTCGTTACGTGCACCACCTGCCACTGCGTGGTGAGCGACAAGCGGTTCGGGGTGTGGACGGAGATGCTGGAGGACGAGAATCGCAAGGCTGCAGAGGGCTGACCGAACGGGCGTTCGATAGACTTCCTGCCATGGACTCCATCCCCGGCGTGCTGACCACGGACGAGGTAGCCGACCTGCTCCGGGTGAGCACGTCGAGGGTGCGGCAGTTGGCCATGTCGGGCAGCCTGCCGCCGCTCGTGCGAGGGATGCGGCCGCTCCGGTTCCGAGAGGCTGAGGTCATCGAGTACGAGTTGGCCAACCGCAGGGACCGAGAGCGGATTGCGCGACTCGCCGAGGCATGGAGACTTGCATCCTGAGCCTCGGCTAACGATAATGAACGCGGAAACAAGTACGCCCTGAGCCTGATGGCCAGGGCGTTTCGCATGCCGGGTGGTGGAGGCCGCTGGTTGGTACAAGGGCATGTCCCAATGGGCGCGACCAGGGCGGTGGAATGGTCAGGGATCACGGAGGCATCCGCCCGTAGACCGCCGCCGACCTGCGGCTTAAGAACGAGGCGTCGCCACACGCCTACTCCACCACCCCCACAGTCTCGTCCCGGCGACCTCTCTCCGCCGGGACGTGCCTACCTCCTCTCGCCCGCCGGCCACCGCGCCACCACACCACTCACGAGCCACGGGCGCTCGACATCCTGAGACAGGGCGGGCAAGCCCGGGCGAGAGGACGGGCACAATGGGCAAGCGGGTCTGCCCGACTCATGGCTGCCCCAACCTCACCGAGGGTGGACGGTGCGACGACTGCCGGGCTAAGGCAGACAGACAGCGTGGCACATCCACCCAGCGCGGCTACGACCGCGACCACCGACTGAGGTTCCGCGAAGGAGTCCTCGCCAAGCACCCCATCTGCGTACTGTGCCGCAGCCGCAGGGCCACCGTCGCCGACCACTGGCCACTCAGCCGGCGCGAACTCGTAGACGCAGGGCTCGACCCATCCGACCCGCAGCACGGACGCGGACTGTGCAAGCCATGCCACGACCGCGAGACCGCGCGCCACCAGCCAGGCGGATGGCACCAGACCCTCTGAAGGGGTGGGGGTGACCCCCTAAACCCCCTAGTCAGAAGACCGCCGGTGACGGGCGAAAAGGGTGCGGGGGGTTCAAAGTTCCCAGCCGGGTGGGCGCAAGGCCTTCCGGCGCTTCGGTCTGGCGCAACGCCAGCGGGGGTGATTCCAGATGACCAGTGGTGGTGCACGCAACCGTTCCGGACCTCCGAAGGATCCGAACTCGGCGACGTCGGACCGCATCGACTTCAAGCTGACCTCGCTGCCGTCTGCGCCGCGCACGGGGCCGGTCCCGGAATGGCCGTTGATGGTTCGCAGGGTGTACCGGTGGGAGGTTGAGGACAAGCGCCGCTTCCAGGTGCTCGACGAGGACTCCACGGAGGAGATCCGCGATCGCGAAGCTGCCCTCTGGGAGTGGGTGTGGCGTACCCCGCAGGCCTACGCGTGGTCGCTCCCGTCGGAGTCGTGGCGACTGCTGACGGTGGCGATGTGGGTGCGGACGTTCGTCATCTGCGAATCTTCCGAGGCGACTGCGGCCGACAAGAACTCGCTCCACCGATTCGCCGACCAGATCGGAATGACGACCGCCGGTCTGGCTGAGATGGGCTGGGCGGTCGCGAAGGACGAACTCAGCGCGAAGAGGGCCGAGGTGCAGGAGTCCACCGAGCCGGCCCGGCAGTCGTCGCGAAACCGCATGAAGGTCGTCGGTGCCGAGTGACGAACTCGCCCTCGACTTCGACCCGCTGCACAGTCTCGGCTTCCTGGTCACCGACTGGGTAGAGGCCCACTGCCGGGTTCCGGGCGGCGTCTACGAGGGTGAGCCGCTGGTCTTCAACGGTTGGCAGCTCTACTGCACGGCGAATCACTACCGCATCGTTCCCGGCGCCGTCCTCGACCCGCGCCGGCTGCTGGCCCCGTTCCATTACCGCCGCTCGGTGGTGGTGGGTCCGCAGAAGTCAGGCAAGTCGCCGTGGGGCGCGGGGATGCTGCTGGCGGAGGGTGTCGGTCCGTCGTTGTTCGCCGGCTGGGCGCGCGGCGGCGAGGTGTACCGCTGCTCCGATCATGGCTGCGGGTGTAGCTGGGAGTACCGGTACGAGCCAGGCGAGGCGATGGGTGTCCCGCGGCGCAAGTCGCTGCTTGGGCTGTTGGCGTTCGCGGAGTCGCAGACGCAGAACGTGTACGAGCCGCTGCAGACCATGATCCACAACGGCCCGCTCGCGAGCTTCGTGCACGTCCGCGAGGGCTTCATCCGGCTCCCGAACCGGGGCATGATCGTGCCCTTGTCGCGCGCGGCCCGGACGAAGCTCGGCAAGCCGCTGACGGGGGCGTTGGCCGACGAGTCGGGTCTGTACACGCTGCAGAACGGCGTCCTCGGCACGTGGCAGACGATGCGCCGGGGTGTGGCTGCGATGCAGGGACGCACGATCGAGCTGACGAACCCGTGGGACCCGATGGAGAACTCGGCGGCCCAGCAGGCTTTCGAGTCCCGCTCGAAGGACATCTTCCGGTACTACCGCAAGCCACCGACGAACCTGTCGTACGGCAACAAGCGGGAGCGGCACAAGATCCACGCCCACGTCTACGCCGACAGTCCGTGGGTGGACCCGTCGGGCATCGATGCCGAGGCTGCCGAACTCGTCGAGACCGACCCGACGCAGGCCGAGCGCTTCTTCGGCAACCGGCTGGTCCAGGGGCTCGGGGCATACCTGACTGAGGCGCTGGTCGAGTCCGCGACCATCCGCACTCACGTCGACGTCCCGGACGGTGCGGCAGTCTCGGGCGGCTTCGATGGCTCCCGATCGGGCGACTGGACGGCGCTGCGGCTGGAGACGGTGGAGGGTCACCGGTTCACCCCGACGTACGGGCCGGACCAGCGTCCGGCGGTGTGGCGTCCGGAGGAGTGGCCCGAGGGTCGGATCCCTCGCGGCGAGGTCAACGCATGCATGGACGAGGTCAACCGGCGCTACAAGGTGGGCCGGATCTACGTGGACCCGCGCCACTTCGAGACCCAGGCAGACGCGTGGGCCTCCGAGCACGGAGAAGACCGCATCATCCAGTGGCCGACGAACTCGATCACGCGGATGTACCCGGCGCTCGTCCGTTACCGCGAAGACCTCGCCGAGGGTCTGACCACGGCCGAGCCTGACCCGGTGTTCGAGCGGAACGCGCTCGCCGCCCGCAAGGTCGCCAAACCCGGCGACAAGTTCATCCTCGGGAAGCCTTCCGAGAACCAGAAGATCGACGTCCTGATGGCCGACGTGCTCGCCCACGAGGCCGCGTGCGATGCGCGCGCGGCCGGCTGGGAGAAGCCGAAGCCGAACTTCATCTGGACCGGATCATCGACGCGACGCTGAGGGGGTGGCGAGTGGATCCCGTTGCGGAGGCTCAGCGTTGGACTGGGCGCCTCGCCCGCCTGCTCGACGATCGTCGGCCCGACATCGACCGGCGCCTCGACTACTACCGGGGCACCTCGGGGCTACTGCGGTTCGCGTCGAAAGAGTTCGGGCAGTTCAACTCGAAGCGCTACCAGGGCTTCGCCGACAACTGGTGCGCCCCCGTGGTGCAGCCGACCGCCGAGCGCATGGTTCATCAGGGCATCATCCTGCCCGGCGAGCGATCCATAGATCCTGACGCTCAGCGGGCGTGGATGGGTTCGGACTGTGACCGCGGGTCGTCGGAGGCGTACGTCGTCTTCTCGGCTGCCGCGGTCGCTTACGCGCTCGTGCACCCGGGTGACGAGCCGAGGGTCACGTGGGAGCATCCAGGTCAGGCGATCGTCGACACCGACCCAGTCACGGGTGAGCGGCGTCGAGGCCTCGTCTCATGGGTGGATGACCGGTACGACTACGCCACCTTGTACGACAAGAAGACGGTGTGGAAGTGGCGGCGGCCGAACAACGACGCCGACACCCGCAAGCCGGCATTCCCGGCCCGAGTCGGCTTCGGCTGGTCGGCAGTGCCGGTCGAAGAGTCGGGCGACGACACGTGGCCGATCAAGAACCCCTTTGGGCTGGTGCCGCTGGTGGAGATGCGCAACCAGTCACTGCTGGACGACCGCCCGATCAGCGACATTGATGGCGTGATGGCCATGCAGGACGCCATCAACCTCGTCTGGGCCTACCTGCTGAACGCGCTGGACTACGCGTCACTGCCGCAGCGCATCGTGACTGGCGCCGATGTCCCGGTCCTGCCGGTGCTGGACAGCGACGGGAAGGTGGTCGGCTCGAAGCCGGTAGACCTGAACGACCTGATCCAGGAGCGCATCCTGTGGCTCCAGAGCAAGGACGCGAAGACTTCGGAATGGTCTGCGGCACGGCTAGACGTGTTCTCGGATGTCATCGAGCGCGCCGTGGAGCATGTGGCTGCGCAGACCCGCACCCCGCCGCACTACCTGGTCGCGAAGATGGTCAACACGTCCGGCGATGCCCTGGTCGTCGCAGAGGCCGGGCTGGTGTCGAAGGTGCGGGAGCGGATCACCTACGTGACCGCGCCGCATCGTTCGCTGTACGAGCTGATCTTCCTCGGCCTCAACCAGCCTGAGAAGGCTCGCGGTGCACGCTACGGGCAACTGAAGTGGTCTGATCCGCAGTACCGCTCGGACGCCCAGCGGGCCGACGCGTTGCTGAAGAAGCGCCAGATGGGCTATCCGTTCGAGTACATCCTCGAACTCGACGGGCTGGAGCCGGACGAGGTCGCGCGCGTGATGGCGATGAGGCGGGCCGAGGCCTCCGACCCGACCATGCAGGCGCTGATGGACAAGCTCGATGGCGCTGCAGTCGGCGGCTGACTTCTACGACGCGCAGCAACGCCGCATCCTCCTGACCCTCAATGCGACCCGCGGCGAGTGGTCGAAACTGTCGAAGCCGAGCGACTTCGACCAGATCCTCAAACGGATCTACGCCCTGATCGTCACCGCCCAACTCGGGGCCGCGAAGGACGCCGCCACCTACGTCCCTGCAGCCCTGGAGGAACAGGGCGCCCCGAGCAAGACTCCACTGCGGGTAGCCCCCGCCGCCTTCGCCGGCTGGGGCTACAGCACCACCAACCCGGGGCTGGCCCGGCCGCTGAACTCGCTGCTCGGGATCGTGCCGTCAATGGCAACCGGGAGCGACCTCGCCACCCAGATGGCCGCTGGCGGCACTTTCCTGGACCTGCTCGCCAAGACCCAGATCATCGAAGCGGGCCGGATGGCCACCAGCACCGGAATCAGCATCCGGCCGTCCGCAGGCTGGGTGCGGCAGGTCCGGCCGCCGTGCTGCCAGAACTGCGCGGTGCTGGCCGGCAAGTGGTTCCGCCGCAACACCGGCTTCCAACGCCACCATGGCTGCGACTGCATCCACGTACCCGCCCACGGCAGGGACGTGCCGGAGGGCTACACCGACACGATCGCGCCCGACCAGATCCACGACCTGACCGAAGCCCAACAGCAAGCGATCGCCGCTGGCGCCGACATGAACCAGGTCATCAACGCCTACCGGGACGCGACCCCGTCGATGCGAGCCCAGATGTTCACGACCGGTGAGGGTTCGACACGGAGGGGCTACGCCTCCTACATCCGGCGAGCCATCGACCAGCAGCAGGGCATCACGACCGCTGAGACCGCGACGGCCGTCGGGAAGCGTGGCGCGGTGAAGAACTACACCGTCCGCAGGCTTGCCCAGCGACGGCTCACACCCGAAGGCATCTACACGATCGCGCGGAACGACCGCGAAGTGCTCACCCTGCTGCGAGCGAACGGCTACGTGGTCGGCGACATCCGCCAGATCGCTGAGCAGGTCGCAGCACTCACACCTTGATCCACCCGTCGCCGCAAGGGCGCCGGGTTACTCCGCACGGGAGGAAGCCGCATGTCCGAGGATCACGCCACACTGGCCGAGATCATCGCAATCCACAAGTCCCTCTTCGGCGGCTGGAAGATGATGGCCGACGAGCAGGGCGAGGCATCCGAGGATGCCGACGAGGCCGAGACGGACGATGCCGTCGAGTCGACTGGCGACAACGACGACGAGGCCGACCCCGAGGGTGCTGATGCCCTCGGCGACCCGGGCAAGAAGGCGCTCGACGCCATGAAGGCCCGAATGAGGAACGAGCAGGCCAAGCGCCGCATCGCCGAACAGAAGGCGAAGGACGCGCAGGATGCGCTCGCCAAGGCTCAGGGTGAGGACGAGGCTGCGGCGCAACGCCGCAAGGTCGAGTCCGACGCGCTCGCCAAGGCGAACCAGCGCATCGTGAAGGCCGAGGTGCGGGCTGCCGCGAAGGGCGTGCTCGCCGATCCGGAGGACGCGCTGGTCTTCCTGAACCTCGACAGCATCGAGGTTGGGGAAGACGGCGACGTCGACGCCGATGACATCGCGCAGCAGGTCGCCGACCTGGTCGCGAAGAGGCCCTATCTGGCCGCGCAACGCGACCCGGGCAAGGGCACATTCGATTCTGGGCGCGGCAAGGCGTCACAGAAGAGGGCAATCCTCACCGAGGCCGAGTACAACGCGCTGCCGTCCGCTGAACGCAGGCAGGCCCGCAAGGACGGCCGAGTCAACAAGCTCCTGGGCATCTCCTGACGCCCTTCCCCACGTCCCGGAAAGGACACAACCATCATGGGTACCACCAACTTCATTCCCCAGATCTGGGCCGACACGGTCGAGGACCGCTGGGTTGACCGCGCCGTCGGCGCCAACCTGGTCAACCGCGACCACGAGGGCCAGGCCGCCAAGGGCAACACGGTCAAGCTGACCGCCATCCTCACCCCCGAGGTGAAGGACTACAAGGCGGCCGGCCGGACGATCAACCCCGACGCCATTTCCGACGCCAACGTCGACCTGGCGATCGACCAGGAGAAGGCCTTCTCCTTCTATGTCGACGACATCGACAAGGCGCAGGCTGCGGGCAACCTCGACGTGTACGCCGAGGCGGCAGGTGACGCACTGGTCACCGACTCCAACCAGGCGCTCTTCCAGACGATGGCCTCGCAGGGGACCGTGCTGTCCGGATCCGCACCGACCGACGGCGACTCCGCCTTCAACCTCATCCGGGATGCCTGGAAGGCACTCACCAAGGCGAAGGCCCCGCAGGACGGACGGGTTGTGCTGTGCAACTCGGAGTTCGCCGGCTACCTGCTGGGCGCCAACTCGAAGCTCACCGCGTTCAACACCTCTGGTGACGCCGCCGGCCTGCGGACCGCGACCATCGGGCAGCTCCTGAACTTCCGCACGGTCGTCTCCGATGACCTGCCGGAGATCGAGGCGCCGGCATTCATCGCCTTCCACTCTCGCGCAGCGTCCTACGTGGGCCAGATCGCCGAGGTGGAGGCGCTGCGTGCGCAGAACAAGTTCGCCGACATCGTCCGCGGGCTCAACGTGTACGGCGCGAAGGTCACCAAGGCCAACGGCGTCTACGTGTTCAACATCACGCAGGCGACCATCCAGGGCACCCCGGCAGCCGAGAAGTGGACCTTCGCCATCACGGGCGGCCCGACCGGCGGCACGTTCACGCTGACGGTCGGCTCGACCGCCACGGCGAGCATCGCCTACAACGCCACCAACTCCGACATCGCCGCCGCGCTGAACGCGCTCAACGGGGTGTCGGGCGCGAAGGTGTCCAGCGGTGTCATCACCTTCCAGACGGCCGTGAAGCTGACCGCCGCCTCGTCGCTGACCGGCGGCACCACGCCCACGGTCACCGTCACCGCGACCGCCTGACCAAGACCGGTAGGTGGGGATCGCGTTACCGCCGCGATCCCCACCTACCCGGTCGACCGACAGTCCCTGAGGGGGGTGGGCAATGACCGCCACACTGGCTTCCGACGTAGACCTCAACAACCTGCGCATCGCAGTCGATGTGCCCATCTCCGTCAGGGGGGCGCTGCTCGAGTCGGCGTCGGCAGCGATCAGGGAGGCAGCGGGGTCGCAGATCAGCCGGGACTCGACCACCATCACGTTCGGGAGTGCCCCCGGCTACTGGCTCGCTATCCCGGTCACCCCTGTCGTGTCGGTGTCTGACGTGGCGATCGATGGGCAGTCGGTCACCGGGTGGCGCCTCGTCGATGGGCGGCTGTGGTTGTCCGAGGGTTGGCCGCATCCTCCGGCGGAGGTCACCATCTCGGTTACCTACGGCTACGACCCGGTGCCGGCCGACATCGTGAACCTGGCATGCATGCTCGTCGCGGCCGGGGCTGCTGCGTCCCGGACCAGCTTCGAAGGCCATCGAGGACTGGCGGGCGTCTCGGTGGACGACTACTCCGAGACCTATGTCAGCGGTGATGCCGCAGACACGGTGGACCCGATGGAGATCCCGGAACGCACCCGGCTGTGGCTACGCGCCCGCTTCGGCGGTGGCGCTGCGGTGGTGGGGGCGAGGCGGTGAACCCGTCCGGGGCGCTGGCGCGCGGCCGCGCCCAGGCCGAGTCGCTGATGCGCGCCGCCGTCACCATCACCCGTGTGTCTGGCACTGTGCGCGACACGGACGGCTACGACCAGCCTTCGACGACGCCGGTCTACACCGGGAAGGCGCGGATCGTGCGGGCCACCACCGCCCCGAATCCGGTCGATGTGGCTGGCCAGACGCTGACGGTGGTCCGACCCCAGATCAATCTTCCGGTCGGCGCCTACACGATGCAGGTGGGTGATGTGGCCACGGTGACCGCGAACCCCGACGACGTGTCGCTGGTCGGGCACCGCTACCGGCTGGCCGCTGAGGCTCCTGCCGGGTCGATGTCGGTCCAGTACAAGATCCCCGCCGAGGAGATCCTGTGACCACCTCGGCATTCGACGCCTCCGAGCTGCGCCAGTTCGCTGACGACCTGGACAAGTCGGTGGTCGAGGTGGCTCGGGGCATCCGCGGCATCATGGCGAAGGCCGGGGTGAACATCAAGAGGCAGATGCGGGCCGAGATGGAGTCCTCGGAGCACTTCAAGGGTGCGGCACACCGAATCAGCTACGACATCACCACCCCCAGCGACGACACGGCGATCGTCGAGGTCGGCCCGACGCACGGCGCCGGAGACCCGGGTTCGCTGGGCAACGTCGCCTACTTCGGCACCAGCCGGGGCGGCGGCACTGTCCCGGACCCGATGGGTGCGCTGGAGGCCGAGGCCGCGGTGACCGAGGCGTACTTCGCGAAGCTGCTCGGGGGTCTGCTGTGACCGAGATCATGGACGAACTCAAGGCGCTGCTGGAGGCCGCTGGCTTCGCGGTGCATCTGGTGAGCGTCCCTGACGGGGCGACCTACCCGTACGTGCTGGTGTGGTGCACCCCGGGCCAGCCGGGTATCGAGCCGGGCATCGTCACCGACTCTGACCTGTCGGACCTGATTGGGGTCACGATGGTGCACACGACCCCGCGGAATGCCCTGGTGCTGACCGGGAAGGTGCGCGCCGCGATACCTGCTCATCTCGTGGTGGGCGGTCAGCTCGTGTGGCTGAGCCGGTCGGCCTCTCAGGCAGTGCAGCCCGACCGGGACGTGACCCTGCCCACCACGAACGCGCATCCGTTCTTCGCGGTCGACCGCTACCAGCTGGTCGCGACCGCCGCCTGACCCGTCCCGTAAGCCCAGCCCGTCATCCCGGCGGGTTGTTCGTCGTGCCCAAGGAGCCCCGCATGCCGAAGAAGCCCGACCCGGTAGAGCCCGGGTTCGCACCCATCGAGGTCGAGTCGTTCGTCGACGAGACCTTCATCCCGATCGAGGTCGTCCCGTACGAGGCGGCCCTACCCGTGACCCCGGCCGAGACGCCCGTCCCGACCATCGCCCCGTCGGCCGGTGCGGCCGAGATCAAGGAGAAGTGAGATGGCTCGCATCGTCGACCTGAACGTCACCGGCTACTGGTTCGTGCCGGGTGTGGCCGGACTGACCACGCCGGCCGGCCCGAAGATCACCGAACTGTCGGCCGGCACGGTGAAGGCCCTGTCGCCGTACGTGGTGACCACCACCAGCATCAACCCGACCGACTCCGACACCGTCAGCGAGAAGGGCATCACCGACACCACGAACGCCGTGGTGCTGACCATCGGCAACTTCGACGGCTCCCTCGTCCTGTTCCGGGACTACACCTCCGGCGCGCCGTCCGCGAACGACCCGATGACCATCTTCACCAGCTCCGGCGTCGTCGGCTGGATTGTGCGTCGGCTCGGCAAGCCTGCAGCCACTGCTCTCGCAGTGGGCGACAAGGTCGACGTCTTCCTGGTGATGAGCGACAACCCGCAGCAGACGGGCGGCCAGTCGGACGGCTACCTCAAGATGACCGTCCCGCTGAAGCAGCAGGGCCAGATGTTCCTCGGCGCCACCTGCGTCGCCTGACCCTCCCTCCTGAACCCCGGTGGGGGTTGCGCTACACGGGTCGCGCCCCCACCGGTCAACCCGTGCCCACCCGTGACCCGTGACCCGTGACCCGTGAAAGGACCTACCCGTGACCGAAGACCGCGACTCCATCACCGCCGACCAGTTCGACGAATGGCTGGCCGGCGCCAGCCTCGCCCACACCTCCGTCGAAATCCTGCAGAACCCGGGGCTGCTCGGTGAATGGGAAGACCTTGAGCGGCGGCATGCCCGCGCCAAGGCCATCGCCCAGGCTGAGGGCGGCATCACCGACGGCGACCCGCTTGGCGAACTCGAAGCTGAGGCCGAGTCGCTGCTGGAGCGCATCGAGGCGTCCCGGACCACCTTCCACCTCCGGGCGCTCACCCCCGAAGACAACGCAGCGATTCTTGCCGCCCACCCGGTGAAGCCGGGCCCGCGATTCGCCGGCAAGATCCCCTCGATTCAGCCGAACCACACCGAAACGCAGGCGAAAGCCTTCCTCGGCATGTACGCCTCGTACGAGGCGCAGCTGAACCGGTGGAAGGAAGAGAACGCCGAGGAGATCGACGCCCACGAGAAGGACATGATGGATGCCCTCCTGCGGCAGGGCGCCGAGAAGGTGTCCAGGTCCGTGGTTCGCATCGAGCAGGGCGGTCGCACGATCTCCACCCATCTCAGCGCCGATCAGGTGATCGCGCTGGAGAAGCGCATCGGCCAGCCCCAGATCAGCGCCATCATCGCCGCCATCAACACAGTCTCGGAGACGGCCCCCGAGGTGCCGACCGGTTTTTTGTCCCGCACCTCCGGGAGCGACCCGGCCTCGTCCGCTGGCTGAAGACCGCCCGCGCGTGGGGCGTCCCACCCTCCCAGATGGACCAGTGGGATCGCCGCGACCGCATCCTCGCCCTCGCGCTCACCGAGATGGAGGACACCACCACCCGCTTCGGGAACCCGGCCGACGTGGCGCTCGACGAGATGCACGAGGGCGAGTTCGAGGTACGCACGGTCATCGACCTGGAGCAGGCGGCGCTCGACGAGTGGCAGCGGACGAACACAAAGCCGGGCGACGGGGTCAGGCCCTACGTGGCGTGGATCGGATCAGGAGCCAATCTTCAGGTCGATGACCTCTCGAAGCTGCTCCCGGGTGAACTGGACTCGCCCCCGGTGAGAGATCTCGACGGAATAGATCGCACTGCCCTCGGGGACTCCCGCCACGTCGAATGAGAAGTAGCACCGATTGGTCCGCTCCCCAACGTGTGCCGCGGGGGCCGCGATCCCAAGGGTGCCGAGCGCCACGGCTTTACCAGCCGAGTCGTACACCGTCACCTGAGTCCCGCTGCGAATGTCCGCATAGCCTCCGCCACTCAAGGGGCAGGAATCGGCGGATCGAACCGCCTCGTATTGCCCGGAGTTCAGCTGAAGGGTTCCGCCGACGCTGAATGTCCCGCCCCCGCAGCCTGCGGTCAGTAGCAGCAGGGCCGGAATGGCTGCCCTCTGAATCACCACTCGCACCCCTTCACGTCCCATTCCTCAAGCATGCCTGAACGGAGGCGGAACCGTGACTGATCGCTCCATCTTCGTGCGGCTCGGCGCCATCGCCTCCGGGCTCAAGAGCGGCTTCAAGGACGCTTCGGCGGCGGCGAAGCAGACAGCGACCGATATCGAGGCTGCCGGCAGGAAGTCGGAGCAGGCGGTCGAGAAGACTGCCGCGAAGGTGCCGCTGATCCAGCGCGCGCTCAACGGCCTCAGCTCGGCTTCGGCCGCCACGTCGAAGTGGGTCACGAAGAACCGCGACGAAATCGACAAGCTGGCGTCGGCGGGTCTGGTCGCGGGCGGCCTCATGGCAGCAGGCGCAGCGATCGCGGCCAAGAAGTACGCCGACTTCGACGAAGCCATGTCCCATGTCGCCGCGACCGGCAGCGATGCCCGAGCGAATCTCGGCGCGCTCCGCGAGGAGGCCATCAAGCTCGGCGCCGACACCGTCTTCTCGGCCCAGGAGGCCGCGCAGGGCATTGAGGCCATGGAGAAGGCCGGCGTCTCCGCGAAGGACATCCTTGGCGGCGGGCTCCAGGGCTCACTCTCTCTCGCCGCGGCGGGCGAACTGTCCGTCGGTGACGCGGCCGAAGTGGCAGCCACCGCCCTCGTCCAGTTCGGCCTGTCCGGCACCCAGATGAACCACGTCGCGGACCTCCTCGCTGCTGGTGCCGGAAAGGCGCAAGGCGAGGTGTCCGACCTGGCGCTCGCGCTGAAGTACGTCGGCCCGGTCGCCTCCGGAATGGGTGTCAGCATCGAGGAGACAGTCGGTGCACTGGCTGCCTTCGCGTCACAAGGCATCCTGGCGGACCAGGCAGGCACGAGCCTGCGCGGCGTGCTCGCTGCACTCACCAGCCCCTCATCGCAGGCCGCCGGCGAGATCGAGCGGCTCGGAATCACCCTGTACGACAGCAACGGAAAGTTCCTCGGGCTGGCGAACGTCGCCGGGCAGCTCCAGAAGGCGTACTCCGGCGTGACCGACCAGGCCAAGGATGCCTCGCTCGGCATCCTCTTCGGCAACCAGCAGGTGACCGCGGCGCGCGTCCTATTCGACCAGGGCGCGAAGGGCATTCAAGACTGGACTGACAAGGCCAACGACGCCGGATATGCGGCAACCGCCGCAGCGACCCGAATGGACAACCTCAAGGGCGACGTCGAGAGGCTGTCCGGCTCCATCGACTCCGCGCTCATTCAGTCCGGGACTGGCATCAACACGTTGCTGCGGAACACCGTCCAGAGCGCGGAATCCATCGTGGATGCGGTCGGCCAGATCCCTCCGGGAATCCTGGGCGTAGTCACCGCACTGGCCGGGTCCGGTGGCCTTGGCGTCCTCGGGGTCTCCGCACTCGGAAAGCTGCTCGTCGGAATCAACGACGCAAAGCTGGCTTTGGTGTCACTCACCGGATCAGCCAAGGCTGCAGGGCTCGCCGCTGGCGCCCTCGGCGCCGTCGTCGGCATTGGCGCCCTCGCCATCTCAAAGTGGGCATCCGACGTAGCGACCGCGCGCGCCAACGCCGACGATTTTGCGGCAACCCTCGTCGTCATCAACGGCAAGATCGCATTCTCAATGGCAACCGTGAGTTCGATCAACGACAAACTCGCGAATACGAAGACAATGTTCGGGTTTGGGCCGACGCTGCTCGACCTCATGAACAAGGTAGGCATCTCGGCAGCCGATGCGCAGGGCTTCCTCACCGACGAGGCGGAGGCTGTCGATCGCGTCAATGCGGCCATCGATATCTACACCAAGCAGCATTGGCTCGACGCGAGCATGACCACGACTCCGCTTCTCAAGGCACTGACGGACCTCAAGGGGAGCATGTCAGATGCTGAGCGGACGACCCTCCAGAAGGCGCAGGCGGACAAGGAGGCCGGGTCTGCTGCGGACAGCAACGCGACCGCTCAGAAGACGATCACCGCCTACCTGACGGACCAGACGGATGCTCTCGGTAACGCCACCACACTCCTGAAGGACTATGAGACGGCACTGTGGAACGCCGCCACGGCCGCATTGAAGCTGTCCGGGTCGGAGATTGGATTCCGTCAAGCTGTCGCCGACGCAAATAAGGGCATCAACGACAAGGGCCACAAGGGAAAGGGTGTCGATACCCACACCCAGGTTGGGCGCGATAACCAGAGCGACCTGAACCAGATCGTGACGTCCGGGAAGACCCGGATCAACGACATCCTCGAAACTGAGGGCAAAGGCAAGAAGGCTGTAGCGGCGATGAAGGAACTCCGCGAGAGCTTCATCGCCGCCGCGACGGCCGCCACTGGGAGCAAGGCGCGGGCGGTCGAGATGGCTGATGCCCTGAAACTCTTCCCGAAGAACGTCGACACCGAACTCACCTTGAAGGACCAGGACGCCCAGGCCGAACTCGGAACGTTCAAGGAACTGCTCACGGGGCTCCCGAAGGAAACTCAGGCCCGCATCATCGCGGACTACAACGACAAGGGCGCCAAAGCAGCCTACGACGATCTGAACTCGCTCGATGGTGCCACCGCTGACGCGTGGGTGAACTCGCTGCTGGATCAGAAGGGCATCAAAGGCTGGGAGAACTGGTCGCCGGCGAAGAAGCGTGCCGCGATCCAGCCGTACCTGACCGACTCCGAGATCAACCTCAAGGTCAAGGTCACGATGCGCAACCAGCCGAAGGATGCCGCCGAAGGTGGACTCTTCGCCCGCAGCGCTCTGGTCTCGGCCGGGCTTGGTCTTGTCCAGGAGTTTGCCGACGGCGGCTTCCCGGCGATCGGTTCTCAGCAGTCTCAGATTCAGCGCACGCGGCCCGGTGGCATCCGGTGGGCGGAGGACACCACGGCTGACTGGGAGGGCTTCGTGTCAGGGCACCCTGGCAAGATCCACCGCTCTCGCGCGATCACCAGCGAGATCGCTCGGCGCCTCGGTGGGGTGGCCAGTTTCGCGGAGGGCGGCTTCGCGGGTGACCCTGCGCTGGCCCGTCTGATCGCGAGCGGTCGTGCATCCGCGCTCGGCACGACGCATGTCACGAACATCAACCTGAACGGGGACACCTACTACCCGCAGTCTGAGCCGAAGTCGGTCGAGACGAACCGAAAGCTCGGATATGCCGCCGCGGTGGGGAGGTACTGATGGTCTCCGACTTCGGCTGGGCGGTCAACGGGAGTCCGCTGGCCACCGCGTTCGGTGACCTCTTCCTGACCGATGCGACGTTGTGGCGGCCGAGTGTCGAGATTCGGCGCAGCCCGGTCGTGATCCCGGGTGTGCACGGCACGGTGAATCCGTCACTGCCGGTGTATGGCGAGCCGACTGTGGGCTTGACGCTGAGGTCACGGCAGGCGTCCCAGGCGGCGCTGGAGGAGGCGGTGAACCAGGCGGTCGCCATCCTCACCGCGCCGTCGCTAACTCTGACGCGCACCTCGGGCACGTCGGTCACCACGGCTGTCGCCCAACTGGTCTCGCTGGACCCGGGCGACAGCTTTATCTACGGTCAGGCGGCCCGCATCGTCGCCGTCTTCGCCATCCCTGGAGTCTTCTTCCGAACTACCGCATGGACGTCGGACGACATTGCTGCGGCGGGTGACCTGACGAATCAGGAACTGTCTGGTCTCAGCGGCTCGACGGGACCGATTGTGGATCCGGTGTTTCGGCTGGCCGGGCCGTGGACCAACCCGTACCTGAGTGATCCGTCGACGGGCACGGGCATCTACTACTCGGGCACGGTGGCGGCCGGCTCGTTCCTGTACCTGTGCCCGAAGCCTTTGAGTGCCCGGATCGCGACGTCGTCGTCGGCGTGGTCGTCGGGCGGTACTGACGTGTCGGCGGCGGTGAGCTATCCGGCTGCGGGACGGCTGCAGTTGTGGCCGGTGGTGCAGACCGCGACGACCCGCAAGGTGCTCATCAGCACGACCGGCACATCGCGGGTGGCGGGACAAACGAAGTTGGCCGTTCAGGCGAGGGGGTCATACCTGTGACTTACGATCTGCGTTTGCGCGCCTACAGTCCCGGCACGGACACCCCTTTGGGCCTGCTGCCCGAGCCGCTGTCATGGCAGGCGTCGGTGGTCCACAACAACGATGGCGCGCTCACCGTGAAGTACTCCGAGCTGGCCGAGGGTGGAGCTGTCGGCGCCCGCGGGGTGCAGGCCGGTCTGGACATCGCGCTCGAGGTCAACACGACCGGCGCCGCGACGGGTTGGGTCGAGCCTGACAATGCGCGCTTCCTGCTGGTGGGCGACGATTTCGACCGCACGGACACGGCGCTGGTGCACAGCTTGACGCTGACGTCGTGGTCGTGGCTGCTCAACAAGGTCTGCGATCTGAATCTGGGTGCGCTGGCGGGCAGCAAGAGCAAGTATTCGGGCCAGAGGGTGTTCCCGGCCTCCTCGGATGCCGGGGATGTGTCCAAGAAGATGCTCGACGAGCATGATGCCCGGTCGGGCCCGGCGGTGCCGATCTTGCGGGATTCGTGGACGACGACCACCGACAGCAACGGTGCCACGTGGGCGAAGAAGCTGGGCAAGAACACGGACGGGCGCGCGTTCCCGGCGGGCCAGCCGCTGCACGACAAACTCGATGCGCTCACGAAGAACGGGCTGTGTGAGTGGCGTACTCGGGGCCGTGGTTTGAGGATCTACAACCCGAACTCGGGCTTCGTGGACCGCTCGGCGAGTGTGCATCTGCGCTACGGCGAGGACATTGTCGATGCGCCGTCGAAGACGTCGCAGGCGGACCGGGTTGCGCGGCTGCTGGTCAAGGGTGACGGCAAGCACAAGGTGACCGTGTCTGACCCTGCCGTGCCTGAGTACTACGGCCGGTGGGAGGCGCTGCTGGACTCGTCCGGGGTCAAGGACGACGACGACCTTGAGGATGCCGGGACCGCCGAGTTGGCGGACCGGAATCGGATCAAGGGCGAGTACACCCGCACTTTGACGATGAGCGATGCGGCCGGCCGGTTCTTGCCGTTCCGCGACTACCAGGTCGGCGATTGGGTGACGGCGCCGGGCGCTTCGGGTGACGAGGTGCTGCGGGTGATGCAGGTCACGATCACCCGTGACGAGCAGGGTGGGCTGGGCGGCAACGTGGTGCTCGGCGATCGCTTCACGAACTCGGATTTGGCGCTGGCGGGGACTGTGGCGGCGATCACGGGCGGCTCGTCCGGTGTGTCGGGCAACGGGGCCATCACGCCCGACCTACAGGACACCCGCCAGCCCGCCGCCCCGACCGGGCTGGGCGTGACCGGCGAGCTGTACCTGAATCCCTTCGGCGAGTGGAAGGTCCGCGGACGCTTCTCGTGGACGGCTATCACGGCAGCCACGGACGGCACCGACCTGGACATTTCCCGCTACGAGGTCCTGGGGCAGGAGCAGACCACGCCCGCGTCGGAGTGGGGCGTGGTGAAGGCGACCAGCGGCAACGAGACGGTCCTCTCGCAGGGTGAATTCGCGGTCGGGTCTCAATGGCTGTTCACGGTGCGCGCCTACGGGGTGACGACGACCGAACCAGGTGTGCAGTCGGCGACCGCCAGCATCACGTTCGGCGTGGACACTGTTGCCCCGAATCAGCTCTCCACCCCGACCGCCAGCAACTATTTGGGTGCGGGCGTGATCGGCTGGGACGGTAAGGACACTGGCGGCGCTGTGATGCCGCCCGACTTCGTGCGGGCTGAGGTCCACCTGTCCACCGTCTCGGGGTTCACGCCCGACCTGACTTCGGCGTCCACGACCCGTAAGGCGCATCTGTTGGGCGCCGGTACTGTCACCTTGTCGGGGCTGGTTTACGGCACCATGTACTACGCCAAGCTGGTCGCCGTTGATATGTCGAAGAACTGGTCGGTCCCCTCGGCGCAGGCCAGCTTTGTGCCGCAGCAACTGGTCCGCACCGACCTGTCGACGGGGATCGCGCTGCCTGGCGATGTGGCGTACGCCGACTACGGCAACCTGGTCGCGGACGGCTCCTTCGAGGATCCGGCGATCACCACTGAGCGGATCGCCGCCTCGACGGGCGACTGGGCTGTGACCACCACAGCCTCCGATGTGGCTCACGGCGCGCGGGCGCTGTACTCGGCGGTGGCTGCGGGGGCTGCGGTGTCCGACCGTACTCTGCTCCTCCAATGGCCAGGGCTGAGCACGGGTGCTGTGGTGGTGCAGCCCGGGACGCAATTGTACGTGTCCGCCGAGGTTAAGACGTGGGGCAGCCCGGGCGGCGAATGCCAGGTGTCGGTCGGCTGGCTGGACGGCTCCGGGGCGGCCTTGTCGTGGTCGACGGTCACTCTCGGGATGACCGATGGTGCATTCGCGTTCTCGGAGGGTGTCGTGTCGGTGCCCGCCGGCGCATACCGTGCGCAGACGGCAGTGCGCGTCAGCGGCTATTCGACGACCAACTCGGTCGGATGGATCGTGGACGCCATTCAGGTACGCCAGGTCATCCCGACCGAGCTCATCGAGAACCTCGCCGTCACTGACGCCAAGATCAAGACCGTCTCCGCGAACAAGATGACGACCGCTGAACTGGCTGCGGGGGTCCGCATCTCCGCGGGCCCGCTGGCTGGCACACACAGCGAGATCACTGGTGATGACGGCTTCTCGGCATGGGACACCGACCCTGCCGACTCAACGGTCAAGTCGTGGCTGCGGGTGGGCGACGCGGACTCCGGCGATGGCATGTCGGTGGGCTTCGACCCTGACAATCCTGTCGCGCGGGTCAACGCAGCGGGGAACTCCCTCTTCCAGTCGGTGTCCACCCAGGCGCTCCGCGTCGCCGGTGACACCCTGGACACCATCCTTGCCCGGCTACCGCAGGGCCGTCTGGCCTTCGCCGAGTCCACCAGTCCCACCACCGGCATCTCCACCACCGAGACGGGCATCGTGGAGCTGCGCGCGGTGATGCAGCCGGGACGCACCTACAGCATCGCCGTCGAGAACATTGCGATGCAGTCCAGCGCGGGCGCGGTCCAGGTGCGTCAGGGCATCCGGTACGCGCTGGCCGGAGCATCTGTGTCCACCTCCTCGACCTCTCTGCGGCTCAACGCCACCGACTACATCCACCCCAGCGGCGTCTATCTCGGCCAGCCCGACCTGAACGCCACCCTCAACACGGGCTCGTGGGGCTCGGCGCAGGAGATCCGGCTGCTGTACACGGTGTGGCGCTACTCCGGCTCCGGCACCGTCGACGTGTGGGGCGGGTCGCTCCAGCCGCTCACCCTCACCATCCGGGACGAGGGCCCGGCAATGTCGGCCACCACCACCACGAAGCTGTGGACGAGCGTCTGGAACTGCTCGGCGATGCACCGGAACGGGGCGGGCTCGGCGCTCACCTCGCTCGTCGTGTACAACCCCGGCACAGACGTCTACGCCCACGCACTTTTCAACGGGACTGCGGTCGCCGGCGAGGCTACGACCGTCGCCTCCGCCACATCCGGGGCGACACTGCTCAAAGCGGAGATCGGTACCTACGTGTCCAAGTCGGGCAACGGCGACTTCGGCTGGTACCTCTACCCGTCCACGGCCACGGCGGCGACCCCGTACAGCTCCGGCTCGGTCGTAGACGCCTCGACCCAGTGGCAGACGGCACCAAGCTTCCAGTGGTACAGCGTTAGCTCCGTCTGGACGACGGCTTCGCGCAGCGTCTACCTCGAAGACCCCAACTTGGTGAACCGCACTCTGCTCAACACCACGGCGCACCCCCTGCAACTGCGGCTCACCTACCTGCGATAGGAGCATCGTGGCCAACGAAATCCCCAACGCCGTCGCGCTGATGCGAGACCCCGACTTCCGCGACTGGGTATGCGCCGCGTCCTGCTACCAGGCGGCACAGGTGCTCGCCTCCGGGACTGCCGCATCCAAGGCGATGGCCACCGAGGTACTGCTCAACCCCCGCGGCCACATCCTCGAGCGGCTGGTCAATGTCCTGGCCACCCAGACCGCCATCGCCAGTGTCGGCAGCACTGTCGGGACCGCCGCAGGGACCATCACCCAGACGCTGCTGCTCACCCAGACCGCGACCGTGTGGGCACCGCTCACCGCCGTCCTCTACCCGGCGGCATGATGACCAAACTCAAGGCTCTCGTCACAGTCCGGCCGGTCTGGCTGCTCGTCGTGGCCGTCGCCGTCACGGCACTGCTCGGCTACCTGTCCGGGCTGCTGACGCCGCTCCAGCCGTCGATGCGGGCCCCGCTGCTGGACATCAACGACGGCATGATGCTCGGCGTCCTCGCCGCCCTCGGGCTGTTTGTGGGGCATCTGTACTCGCGGCTCGGCAAGGTCGAGGACCGCAACCTCGCGCTGGAGGACCGGATCGCCAAGTTGGAGACGGCGCGCGGCGAGGCGATCGACAAACTGGCCAGTGCTGCCAGCTTCATCAACCGGGTCGGCCTGTGGCTCAGGGGAGGCCAGCGGGGCCCGATGCCTGAGCCGCCTGAGCAGATCCTGCCCCACATCGACGCCGAGCTCTGGGACGTACCGGACGCTGTCGGCGGCACCGAGTAGCCCACCCCTTCCACCACCAACCTCAACGGGAGGTCATCGAAGCATGTCCGGAACCATCGCTGCGATTCTCAAGTGGGCCGAGTACTTCCTCGGCCGGAACTTCGGCTACTCGCAGGCGGCCCGCTGGACAGGCCTGAAGGACGGCAAGCCACACGAGCCGGGCGACTTCGACTGCACCTCGATCATCGGCGCCATCTTGTACCTGGCTGGCTACATCAAGCTGTCGCTCCTGTCGGGCACGTGGTACTCCGGCAATCTGGCCAGCAAGCTGCAAGGGGCTGGCTGGAAGCGGGTCTCGGCGAAGGGCCGCAGTCTCGCATGGCTGAACGCCAACGTGGCCGCGGGCTGCGTCCTGGTGGGCCCGGGCCATGGCGTGCTCGGGCTGGGTGGCGGATACATCCTGTCGTGGGAGTACTCGGAACGCGGAACCATCGCCGGGAAGGTGGGCCGCCAGAGTGGTGAGAAGGTCGGTAAGCGGAAGCTGTACCTGAGGTCGAAGGGCTGGGCTGACCTGCTGATCCCGCCGGCTGACAAGACGCTGAGCACGGTGGTGCCGCTCGCGCTGCGGGCCGCGCACGCCTCGCAGGAGGCGCAGCACTTCGGCGGGCCTGCCGACTACACCTCCCGCGGCCGGTGGATGGCCAAGCTGGGTGCATCCCTGATCGGCACGACTGAGACCACCGTCACCGCCAAGGGCAAGACTGCATGGAGCGGGCGGGTCGCGATGCAGAAGGGTCTCGGGAAGGTGTGGAAGCGGACCACCTTCCTGGCGCTGTGCCTGTACTACGACTCCGGGAAGTACACCCGCAGCGGCACGGTCCGCTCCGCCCCGTTCGGGCCCAAGTCGGACATCTGGCACGGCGCCATGGTGGTGCCGGTGACCCGGAAGGACGCCAAGGTCCGCATCGACGTGGGTGTGGTGCACATCCGGCCGAAGGCTGTCGCGACCGACACCCAGAAGCGTGCCGACGTCGCCAAGGCCCTCGCCCTGGTCGACCCCACCGTGCCGACCATCCTGTGCGGCGACTGGGCCGGCAACTGGGATGCGGAGATGGCAGCGGCCGGATTCACCCGCGCGAGCCTGCGAGTCGACACCTACGACGACGCAGGGGTCCAGACCATCGACGCCGTCTACCTGTCCCACCACCTGAGCGGCGACCTGCCGAAGCTACTCGACCCCGGCGCGTGGTCTGACCACAAGTGGGTCAGCGTCCGCGTCACCAAGCCCTCCACCACCACGCTCTGAGGAGATTCCATGAGCAAACTGTTCACCGCCACGTTCTGGGCCGCGATCGGTTGGGCGCTGCTGCGCACCGGCCTCGCCGCCCTCGTCCCCTTCCTTCCCGCGCTGCTGTCCACCCCGCAGCAGGCCGTGATTCCCGCCGTGCTCACGATCGGCCTCGTGCTCGTCGTGACCGTCGCCACCATGCTTGCCGGGCTGCCCTCGACCGACACGGGGGCGTGGTGGGAGGTGGCCAGCCAGCGTGCTGTCCGGCAGCTCGGCCAGTACATCGTGGGTGCTGTCGCTGGCGCTGTCCTGCTGACCGATCTCGACTGGCGCAGCATCATCACCGCGGCGCTCGCCTCCGCGATCTCGACCTTCATCCTGGCTTCGCTGACCCTCGTCCCGAGCCTCGCCGACGACCCGCTGACCGTCCCCGGAGATGTCGTCGAGGACGTGGCGGACGACTCCAGCCCCGAAGGCACCGAGGGCATCGACGTGAGCGACACCGAGATGGATGCCGCCACCGACACCACGGCCTGACCATGGCCATCGCGAAGGTGGACGTCTGGCAGGGCGTCCACTACCTGCGGCTGTGGTGCCCCGGCTGCCAGTGCGCCCACCAGGTCGTCACCAGCCGAGACCCCGGCGCGGCGCCGGGCATCGTGTGGGAGTGGGACGGCAGCCTCGACGCCCCGACCCTCAGTCCATCCCTCCTCGTGAGAGGGCACCAGTGGCCTCAGGATGATCCGTTCCACAAGCCTAACCACCGCGTCACTCCAGGTCAGCCGACCTGCTGCCACAGCTTCGTCCGGGCCGGCGTCTGGGAGTACCTGAGTGACTGCACCCACACCCTCGCCGGACAGCACGTCCCGGTCCCCGAGTGGGACGACGACTGGCTCGGCGCCTGATCTTGCCCGCGTCCTCGCCGGTCTCGCGCAGGCCGAGCACACCGCCCGATCCATGGGCCAATGGTGGGCCGCTGATGCCTGCCGGGCCGCCCGAACCCTACTGACCCGACAGGAGCATGATGGCCAATCCGTCTAGCCGCTGGGATTTCGTGCCCGTCTGGGGCGTCTACCTCAATCCGGTCACTGACGCGGCCTCCGCGGGCGAGGTCACGTTCGCACTGTCGTCCCGCATAACCCGGGTCGATGGCCGGCTCATCTACCCTGACGGCGCCACTGTCAGGGTGGCGATCGGTGATAGCACGGGGCAGGACTCGACGGTCCGTGAAGCGGTCAGGGCCGCGTGGCGTGCCGCCGATAGTGCCCTGCCCGGCTTCGACGGCTCGGCGTGGGACGTGTGGTGGTCCGACACTGTGGTGCCGGCCGCGATCTTCACCCGCTTCCCAGCCAGTGATGATCCTGACATCGTGCAGTCCGGCTGGTCCGTGACCGTCTCGGAAGCGCTCGCCTCGGCCCGCGGCAAGAGCTACAGCATCACCACCCTGCTCGCTCAGCTCGACTCCACGATCCCCGGCATCAATCTGGGTGCTATCGAAGTCCCCCCTGGAAGCCCGACCGTGCCAGCCCCGATGTACGCCAAGGGGGTGGCTGGGGGTGTGGCCGCTCTCGATGCGGATGGCGATGTGGTCGACGCGGCCGGTGTGAAGGTCGGCGGCGGCTCGGGCTCGTCCACCGTGGACGGCATCACGGACGCCACTGCGACTGGCAAGGCGGTCATGAAGGCCGCGTCGGCTGCTGCGGGTCGGTCTGCTCTCGGTGCAGCGGCTGCCACGGATGTCGCTGCGGCTGCTGAGGCTGCTGCAGCGGCCCAGGCGGCCGCGAGCAACGCGGTACGCACCGACACCGCCAGCCAGGGTCTGACCGACACGCAGAAAGCCAACGCCAGGGCGAACATCGGGGCGCTGACGAGCGGGGATGTGACCGGGGTCTACGTGTGGCGCTACACCGCCGGCGCGTGGCCGACCCTGCCGTCGACCCAGCCTGCCGGGGTGCAGCTGGTGTGGGCGGTGGGCCCGACCGTGCCCGACTCGGGGTCGCTGCCTGCCTGGGTGGGCCTGTCCGCGGGGCTGGTCCCGCTCCTCTTCGACACCGCCGCAGTCTCCTAGGAAGGCCTGGACATGACCCTCGCGCAGTGGAAATTCGACGGCTCGGCGTCGGGCACTTCGGCGACCGCAGCCCTGACTGGCGCGTCGCTGGTCTCCAAGGGCGGCGGCGCCATGAACTTCCAGGCACTTGCCGCCGCGCACGGGGCGTGCGGGCTGGAGGCCATCTCCTCGGCCAGCCAGTACAACATTGCCCGATTCCTGGGCACGGCCTCGAACCAGTTCGCGGCGTCGCTGGTCTTCTCGGTGCCGGCTGCTCCGGTGGGTGCGACGGCGCAGCCTTTCGGGCTCCGCAACTCGACCAATGACACGCTGATCCTCAAGTGGTCGGTGGACACGTCGCTGGCGCTGAAGATGATGGACGCGGCCGGTACTCAGATCGGGTCGACCTACACCCTGACGGCAGGCACCAAGTACCGCGTGGAGATCGTCGGCACGGGCGCATCCACCACAGCCGGTGCGGCGACGGTGCACCTGTACACCCTGTCAGGCGGCACTCTGGTCGCGACCTGGTCGACCACCACCGCCAACATGACCGCGAACACCCCGACGGGCTGGGAGATCGGCCAGACCTCGTCCGGGTCCGCCTTCACCAGCGCCTTCACCTTCTACTGGGACGATGTCCAGTGGTCTGACGGGGCGACAGCAGAGATCGGGTCTTTGGGTACCGCGCCGACGGTGACCCTGTCGGCGACCCAGTCGGTGGCGGCGGCTGCGGCGGTGACCTGCACAGCGTCTGCCTCCGATGATGGCAGCATCTCCTCCTACGCGTGGACGGTGGTGGCCGCCGCCTCCTCCTCGACGCCCACCCTGACCGGTGCGTCGACCTCCTCGGTCAGCTTCACCGCTCCGGCGGTCGGGAATCTGGTCACCCTGCAGTGTGTGGTGACTGACAACGAGGGCATGGCCACGAGTCGGACGTGCGAGGTGCGGGTGCCGCTGACCGGGTCGACCGCGATCCGGACCCTGCCGATCGCCGCCACCTCAGGCTCCTGGTCCAATGTGGGCGGCGCGTCGACGGCAGGCGCGGCGCTGGCTGACGAGTCGGACACGACCTATCTGGAGTCGGGGTCGGTGAGCGGCACCGAGCAGGCGCAGCGGCAGCGTCTCCAGCCCGCCACGACCCGGACCGCCGGCACCATGTCGCTGCGGCTCGGCGCCGACACCGGCACCGTCACCCTCGCTGTCCGCATCCTCGAGGGGGCCACGCTGCGCCAGAACTGGACCCAAACCGCGACCTCCACCCCGACCGACTACGCCTTCGCGCTGAGCAGCGACACAGTGTCGGCGATCACCGACTGGGGCAACCTCTACGCAGAGGTGGGGGCGACCACATGAGCAAGGCCCGCTGGTATCGGGCAGCCCTCAACTCGACCAGCAAAGCTCGCTGGTACCGGGGCGAACTGTCGGGCGGCATCTCCAGCAAGGCCCGCTGGTACCGTGCCGCGCTCAGTGGCGCGTCCGCGGTCAGGGGCTGGCTGTGGACCGGCACCGGCTGGATGCCGCGCACCGCGAAGTACGTCACCCCGGCCGACCTGCCCTGGGTCGCGCCGGCCGCGGTCGTGGCGGGTGCGGCTGCGCTGGGCTCCACCAGCTATCCCATCCCCACCAGCAATGCGGTGTACCTGTCCACCACAGGCTCAGACTCCGCATCCGGGACGGTCGCCGCACCCAAAGCCACCCTCGCCGGCGCGCTCGCCGCGATCAGCGCGGGCGGCACCATCGTCGCCCGTGGCGGCACCTACCTCGACGCTTTCGGCGAGGGTGCCATCACCAAGAGCTTCACCCTCCAGTCCTACCCGGGCGAAGCCGTCTGGTTCGACGGCTCGGTCGTCCTGACCGGCTGGACGTACGACACGGCCGCAGGGAAGTGGTGGGCGCCCTCCACCACCGAATGGGACCACTCGGACCCCTCCGGTATCGCCGGCACCCTCAACCCTCTCGCCCTGTGGCGCGACCTCCTCTTCCGCGACGGCGGGCGCCTCTTCCAGGTCTCCTACCCGCCCGCAGCCGGCCAATTCTCCGTCGACTACGACACCGACCGGGTATGGGTCGGCGACGACCCGACCGGCCACGAAATCCGGATCACCACCAAAGCCCGATTCGCCCTCATCCAAGGCCCCGACACCACCCTGCGTGGCATCGGGGTCCGCCGCTACACCACCCCGAGCTGGGGCGGGTCAGTCCAGGTCGTCGACGCCGCGAAACGGACCCGCATCGAGCACTGCCACCTCTACGACATCTCCTCCCTGGCCATCGACTCCGACAATGCGGTCATCACCCGCAACACTGTGTCGCGCGGAAACACGATCGGGCTCGGCGGGAATGTGGGCTCCGACTGCGAATGGTCCGCCAATCTGGTCGAGGGGTCGAACCAGAAGCTGCTGCAGAATCATGTGCCGTCGGCGATGAAGATCACCAAGCACACCCGGCCGATCATCAAGGACAACGTCTTCCGCGACACCCTGTACGGCATGGGCATCTGGCTTGACGTGTCCTGCTACCAGCCCGTCATCACCGGCAACCTCATCCGCAACAGCGCCGGCAACACCACCACCTCGGGCAATGGGATCTGGGTCGAGCTCACCGAGGGCGGGCTGATCGCCAACAACCGCTGCTATGGGGTCGGCGACAACGCCAAGTACGGGCTCGCGTCCTACAACTCCGGTGGGCAGATCTGGATCAACAACTACGTGGAGGGCTACCGTCTCGGCGGCATCTTCCTCGGCGGCGACACCCGGCGAAACACCAGCGTGTCCGGCGACGGTATCGACTGGTCCCTCATCCCGTGGTACGACCACGACATCCAGATCATCAACAACGTCCTCGGCCAGAACACGCTGTACTTCCAGCTCCTGACGGGCGCGGACGGGCTGACCACGCAGGCGATGGTGACCCGCATCGAAGGCAACCTGTCCTGCTCCCGGCCAGCCGGCGCATCGGTGCACGACGCCCTGGTCGGCTGGGTCGCGACCGTCGGCGCCAGCCGCACCATCTACACGACCTGGGCCGCCGCGGCCACCGCGTGGCCAGGGCTCGGGCTCGCCAACAACAGGCTCACCGGCAACGTGCCGCCCACCACAGGCGACGCGACCACAGCCGCCGCGACCGCCGTGCCACTCGACACCACCACCGCCACCGCACTCGGAGTACCCCTCGGCTACCAGGCAGTCGGACCCATCCTGCCCGCACCCGTCACCACCACCTGACAGCCACCCCCGAAGACAGCGGCCCTCACCATCACGGTGAGGGCCGCTTTTATGCTTTCCCCCGGGCAGTGGCGGGGGGCAATCCCTGGCCAGTTGGCGATTGTCGGCTCACCCCCGCATTCGGCGGGGAAGTTGCGCAATCGCCCGTCTCCGTGGGCTCACCTCCGCTTGGCGGAGAAGTTGGCCCGATGCTACTCCGGCCCGTCGCCGTCCGCAGCGAATGTGAAGCCAGCCTCACGCAGCCACCGGTAGATGGTCTGTCGGCTCACGTCCGCAGCACGGCATAGTGGCGCGATCTTCGCCCCTGCCGTGTACGCGTCCGCGACCGCGACCCGCAAGGCCCGTGTCGCCACCTCCACGCCGGCCGCGGCGTCCACCACACCCTGCAGCGGGGCCGGCCTGCCGCCCTGCACGGTCGGGACGCTGCTGCCAGCACCCCGGCAGACCTCCGCCATCGTCACGTGCAGCATCCGCCTCCCGGCGATCCGCTCCAGCGCTGCGGTCGCGAGGCCGGTCTCCTCGACATCCAGACCCCACCGCTTGGCGTCGGCCTTCACGACGTAGCTGGCACCGACCCGGTGCCCGCCGCCGTGGTGGTAGGTCTCGGCGACCAGCTCGCCATCCTCAGCGACGATCACACCACGGCGCGGGTCACCGATCCGCTTCGCCTCCTCGGCCCACACTGCCAGCGGGCCAGCAGTGTCCGGGTCGCCGCCTGCCCGGGCGATCCGCGCCCGGGCCTGATCAGTGAAGTACGTGTGGGTCATGACCGGACATACAGCTCGTGACGCAGCGAGCTGATCTGGCGACCGAGCTCGTCGGACGTCCGGATCGCCACGGTGTGCCGCTCGATCTCCTCAACGGTGAGGTCACGCTCGGCCTCGGTGTCCTTGAAGGCCTTGTCGTCGGCATCGGCAGAGAACTTCGCGGTCTCCAGCACGTACAGCGCCAGGGCCACGTCGCCGTCGGTGATCCCGGCGAGGGTGGCGTCGTCGTTCGTGCGGTCTGCGCGGACGATCGTCTTGACCAGGGCCTGCGCTTCGGTGGTGCTCATCATTTTCGTGCCTTCCTCTTCTTGGTGATTCTTCTCAGTAGCGACCGGTGAGGGAGTCGATCATCGAGGAGGCCTGACGGCGGGTGAGGCGGCTCAGGTCCATGTCGGCGCGCAGGGAGAGGAAGCCGCCTTCGAGGTGCTTGCCGTCGCGGATCAGGGACCGGATGAAGCTGATCTGGCGCTCGGTGGCCATCGGCTCGGCGGACCGGACGGGGCTCGTCTTGGCCTGCGCGGCCTCCTGGCGGCGGCCCAGCGTCATCTGGATGAAGGCCGCGTCCTTGGTGGTCCACGCGGTCAGCTCAGCGAAGCTGCCGACGATCCGGCTGCCGAACTCGGCGCGGATGGCCTCGGCGGTGGTGTCGTACTTGGCCGGGTAATCCTTGATCGAGATCTGCATGTCGTCCTCCTTGGTGTGTAACACCATCATACACACATAGTGTAACGCCATGCAACACTTTCGAGGAGAAATCTCGACCGACCTTCACCACCTCAGCGACCGCCGCACATCCCGCTTCGGCAACCACGACTGCCTGACCGTGCCACCTCGCTGCCACTCCACCTTCACCGCCGCACCATCCACCCACAGCAGATGCGCCGGCACCACCTCCACATACTGCGGCCACACCAGACGGACCAGCACCAGCAGGCGACGGCCGTCATGACCCGAGCGCCAACCCGGCGGCTCCCACACCGAATTGCGAGGGGCCTGGAAGAGCGGGTCGGCAGGCATGGATGGAAGGTAATCGAACAAGAGTTCGACACGCTAGGCCGGATCAGCAGTAGGCGAGATCCCGGATAACTTCCTCGGCGTCTGCCCGCTCCGCATGAGTATGGGCCGTGTGGTCCTGGGCGATCTCGTGGAGCGCGGCGCTGGTCATCTGGAGCATCGAGACGAAGAGATCCTGCTCCGGGAGCGGCCCGGTGCCGCGGGCCAGCGAAAGGCCGCCCGCGTGGACACTCAACTCGGCGTCGGCGCCCGCCGAGTTGGCCACGAGGTATGCCTCCATGTCATCCACCTCGGACGCACACAGGAAGTCTGCCTGCTCCCACGTCAGATCGACGGCGAGCCAGAGATCGAAGGGCTCCGTGTGCCCGAGCATCAGCCAATGCAGGCGGGGCGAGCCATCTTTGACGTCCAGCCAGGTGGTCGCCCGCCCGTTGTGGTAGTCCAGCACCACACGCTCGTCAGCAGGCATGCGCTCACTCACCTCCCCTGAATGCACGCTCGAATCGTCTCACTTCCAGATAATGCCACGCTTCCACTAGCGAGGGAACAGTGACGCTTATGTGGTTGGGTACGCGTCGCGTCGGCGTCCTGGTCACGATGAAGCCCTCTAGGCGAAGCCTCCCGACCGTCGTATAGCGCACCGTCGCGTACGGTGGGGCAGCCCTTCGCAGGACCAGAGCGGCAGCCTCGGACGGCTCCAACCGCCCCTCCAGCAGCGAGATGTCCGTCTCGCCAGAGTCGAACCGCGGCGACTGGCGAAACGGTGGCACGCTGATGAGCTGCCCGTACTGGGTCAAGGCGCACCCATCGAGCAACGGCCCCCCATCCGACACCGCCGACACCGCCGGCACCGCCGGCACCGGCAGCAAATGGCGGCTCAT